TTTTTCACAGCAATTGCCAGTGGGCCATCATCGCCAGTTACTTGACCAGCCATCCGCAGCCCTTCTTCTTTGACTGGCGGTGGTGCAGTTGGTGCCTGCTGGAACTGGCCGCCAGATGCCGGCGTAAAACTGCCAGGCAAGTGATTCTTATACGCGCCTGACGAATACACACTCCAGGCGCCAAGGCCCTGCGAATCATAAATATCTTTTGCTGCCTTCATGTTTGTCAGCGGATCAAACAGTTGATCGTTTGACTGCAAGCCATACCTTCGACGCCGCTCAGCACCAAGCTGGTATCCAGGCTCATCGAGCATGTTGACCTGCATCAGGCCATAGCTGTCGTCCGGATACCGGGGGTTATGAGCCATTGGGTTACCACCCGACTCAGCCAGGCTGATCGCCGCAATGGTTGGCGACAAAGAGGAATCGAATCCTGCCTGCCTGGCAAGTAATTCGAGATCTTCAAATTTGAATGACATTACTCGTCAGTGCCGAGGACAATTTCGTCCATATCTATCTCCATTGTCGCATTTTCATAGAGGCTCTTCATATATTCAATCGTCTCATCTTCTGTTGGCTCGTAGCCAAATACTGCTTCTAAATCCTCCAGCGATTCAGGAGCAGCTGGTGACCTGGCTTCATCCAGTCGGAATGAGAGCCCAGCTTGGCGACTGAATTCCATGAACGTTGCCTTTAGCTGAAACCTCACCTCCCAAGACGCCAGCAAGGCTTCGATGAGTTCCTCTCGATTCAGCTCCTGGGCCTCGAGCTCCACTCGCCGCAAGATGAACTGCTGCTCTTCCGTCAGTTGCTCCATGACACGCTTCTCCAATAGTCCAGTAAGTAGGAGCGGGTTGAATCCACGCTTCTATTTTTTTCGCACGCTGGGGACAGAAAAAGTCAGTTCTCTGATACCAGACTAACCAGTCTTTTTCACTTCCCTTATCGTGATTGCACCGCTTACAGGCAGGAACCATATTGTTCCTGGCCCAGCGATCTCCACCCCATCGCCGTGGGATTACATGATCAAGGGTCATCTCCAAGAGATTCTCTTGTTCATCGTGTGATCTGCCGCAGTATGCGCAACAGCCCCATTCGTCTTTAATGCTTTGCCTGAAGCGCCTGACTGCTGCCCGTGGCTGAAGGTCAGCAAGAGTGATTAGATACCACTCAGGATGCTCAGGCGTCATAAGCCATCTTTAGCTTGAAGACACGCTAATTACGTTCGGTAGGGAACAAAAACATCAAGCTCCGGCTCTTTCTTAGCCTTGGAGCTTGTGATGAATTCTGCGAGGCGCCCATTTGTCCAGCAAGCGCCTCGAGAGCCGGCTCACTTCGCTAAAAAGGCCGACCCCGGAAAAATAGCACTGTTTCACGCAGGGCGCAAGACATGAAAAAGCCCCCTGCTGTGTGAGAACCAGGGGGCTTCGCTTTAGACGGGACTAGAAATTGTGTTTGATCCCGGTCTTAATCCCATAGGAGTTGTCCGAATCGCCAGTGACGAACGACACTTCTCCATAGGCGCTGGTGCTTTCGCCCAGGGCCACGGATGCACCGGCCTTGCCGCTGAACTCAATCTCGCCGCTGCCAACTGAGGGCTGCAGGTAGGCAGGACCAGCCTGGGCGTAACCAGAGATGGTGGGAGTCAATGCGCCTTCGACGCCTACGTGCACCTCGTTAATCGCACCGCCGTGCGTGGATCCCGTGAATCCGTCATTCCGCTCTGCGTTGATGTAGATAGGGCCGGCGACGGCGCTACCAGCGAGAGCGACGGTTGCAGCGGCTGCTGCGATGAAACTTTTGATCATGCTGTTGTAAGACTCAGCACGCAAAGAGTAGGAGCGTTCAGACGTTTTGCAACCTGTGGCGCGCAGATCAGTGGTCGCTACGTTCAGCGCCACATCAGACGAACTGCATGCCACGCCCTGCAACGCCAGCCTGCCAGCGCATGGTCACCCCCGCAGAGGCGCTCGAGATTCTGGGCATCTCCGAAAAGACCCTCCAGCGTTGGCGCCACAGCGACAGGCTCATGCGTGGCGTCCACTACGTCCAGTACGGACCTAAGACAATTCGATATGACGCTGACTGGCTCGAGCGCTTCAGAGCTACAGGTGGTCGCGGCTCACACAAGCTTGATGTCGCTAATCACCTGAACTCAATGAAGCAATTAGCTCCATAGCCAGCTTCTGCCTTTCGGACGAGGATAGGTTCTTGACCAGGTCATCGACGCCAGCCACTTTCTTGACCTTGTCCTGCTGGGGGAAGCTCAGCACACCGGAGTAGTGGTTTCTCATTGTGGTTTCGTTATCCCCAATCCAATAAGCGATCTGCCGCTGGCTGTACTCACCGATGCGGCACATCATGCTCACGTAGGTGTGGCGCAGGTTGTACGGACGGCGATAGCGGACACCAGCCTCAGCGCATGCCCGCATGAAGTATCTGCGGAAGTTATGCCAGTCGTAAGGCAATCGGAAGTCATCCCCTGCCCCTGGTCCCTGGAACACAAGACGCTTACGCCATTCCTTGTCTGCCAAGCAGTCGAGCTTCCTGGGCATTAGTGACTCAACGGCTTTCTTGAAGAGGTTTTCAAAACCAGGAACAAAGGTGTTGAGCTCAGGCTGATGCTCCGTGCCGTTCTTGACACGCTTGAATCTCCTCTCAGGGTCAAGGTGCAAGCGGTGCTTTTTAAAGACCGCTAGCTCAAACAAAACCGGATCGCCCGTCAGGACAAATTCCTCGGCTCGAGCAACGTGGTAACCGAGCTGATGTCCTTCCCAAAGACCAAGGACGTGGTCCCAGCGCAGAGCTAACACTTCACCAGGCCTCGCTCCAGTCGCAAGCAAAATTGCAAACAAGGGAAAGTAAGGCTTCAGATAGTCATTCCTAAGAAATGCCTTGCACAACGCTTCGGCTTCAGGCGGCGTGAAGGGCTGCGCTCGAGAATTCTCATCGCCGACCTTCTCCTCTTTGATGATTACTTCGACCTGCTTGCGCTCGGTATTGATCGGATTGCCGCGACCCTCGCTGTCTTGAACGCCCCAGTGAATCCCAGGCCGAACACCTGAGGACTTTGGCTTTTTACTGGCTCGACTCAGCGCGGCCGACAACAGCGCATAGACACCACGCAAAGTGCTGTATTTGAAACCCTCAGCAATCCATGCCTGTGTCATTTGCATGGCGATGTCTTCATCCAGATCGCTGCATTCGATATGGCCAAAGACTTCGCCGTTCTTGCTGCGCATGCCCAGCAGCTTGAAAGCTTGATCGCCGTAAGTGTCTTTCTGGTTCTCGGAGCCAAGAGCCTGCTGGATGTGCCAACGCAGGGCAAAGCCAAGCGTGCCAAATGGATATGTCTTTGAAACCTTGGGTCGGTTGGTGTGATCAGCCCTTAACTCCCCCATCCAGTACCCGTCTTGCATGCCTTCAAGGATTCCCTGGAAGGTCATGAACTTCTCGGGGTACTGCTTTAGGAACGCCAGCGCATCTTCCTTGCTGGTGATATCTCGCGGGCAGTTGATGCCAAGGCTCTGGCAAACGATCGCACGATCGCGTGAGTAGTCCCTCGCCCGGATACGAAAGCCACGGTTGTTGCTTTCAACCTCGATAGCAAGCGAACGCTTACGTCCATTGCGTGGCGGCAAGTCGACCTTGTGAATTACTCCTGCAGCAGGTGCCATGAGCGTCGTCCAGTTAGGTGCAATCACCTCCACCGGTTTGACCTTGTCCGATAGCCCCATAACCCCGAAATCGAAGGAACGGGGGGCGGTAGTCAGTGGTGGAAGTTGACCGGAGATGACCCGATTTGACCGGATCTTTTCTACCAGTGAACCTTTGAGAACCCTTGCAATGACTGGAATTTAGCGACTGTGCGCGTAAAATGCCATTTTAGTGACAACCCAGTCAGGGCAACGAATCTCAGAGGCTTCTACCAGTTTCTACCAGTTGACACTTAAGGAGTCAAGTCACTGCAAACAACCCCTGGCTCAGCTCAGGGGTGCCGTTGTATAGTCCTCCGGTGCTCACGAGCACACCCGAAAGGGGCCTTGGCACAGTTGGTAGCGCGCCTGCATGGCATGCAGGAGGACAGGAGTTCGAATCTCCTAGGCTCCATTTCAAGACCACGGCCAGGAGAGTTCAACGTCTCCTCGCCATACGTCTTCGTCAATAGGCGTCCGTGCGACGTGCTTACGGAAGCTCTCCTGCAGCTCTTCGAGCGAGCAGCCGACGTCAGCAGCGGCGTGGGCAACGTTCGACTTGCCACGAAAGCAGAGGTCAATGGCCTCCTCGATAGTTAAAGCTGTCAACGATCGAAAGGATTTTCAAATGCAATGATGAAGGCGATCAGCACCCATCCGAATACAACGAAGAACCACATCAGTAACGATCAGGCATCAGTCGGGACAGCAAGGAAACGAGCCTTGAACGATCTTCCCTGGGCATCAATGCACCTTCCGTTTCAGCTCGTTTCATGAGCTGATGTAGCTCTGCAGTTTGGTTACTCATCCATTGAGCTTTGCTCTACTAAACGTAACTATTCAGCCAGCTTTTTGTGTGCCTTGTCGGCCTTTTTAATGAGCTTTTTTGCTTCTTCTCTAGACTGACAGGCATCAGCCAAAACAGCTAGTTTTAGTAGCTTTTGATGCTGTTTTGATGGATTCATAGATCACCAGGAATAGTTGCAAGACCAATAACCGGGTGTGGTTTTATCTTTTTTCTCATCACAATTGTGACGAGCTTTAAAGTTTGCACGGCGCTTGGCATCACCGTGGCCGGAGCCTTTCTTGCCGCCCTCTGAGTGGTGCTCCATGTTCGGGTCACCAAAGCGGACGATCTTGTCCTTGCCGTTCTTGTCTTTGACTAGGACAGCGAACTTCTTATTTCCGCCTTTCGTTTTCTTCGGCTTGTTGTAGCCGTCGAAGACTTCTCCCGCATAACGAATTGTCTTGCTCATGACTTACTCCTGTAAGCAGTAGCCCGCTTGCGTGCACGAGCAGCGGCCTCGGTGTTCTTCACCTGGTGGTTGACGGGCTTGCCCTTCGACTCACGCTTCTTCTTGTCGTCAGTCGCCTTGCGCTCTTCCTTGCTCATCGAAGCCCAGGCAGCTTTCGGCAGATACCGCTCGGTCCTGCCTTTCTCTCTTGCTCGATCAGCCATTGGTCAACCTCCGAACCACCTCAAGTGCCTCCTGACGGCTCATTGGAGGCGCCCCCTCAGGAGGATTGATCATGGTTGCCGCCATAAAGGCATCGGGGAAAGTCAAGCCTTCAGCCATAAGGCTGTCAATTTGCTTCTCAAGAAGCCGGCCCGCCATTCGATCAGCCATGAAGCTCCTCCTCTTCGAACAGAGGGCATGGCTCCTCGAAGAGCATGGCGGTCCTCATCTCACGAACGCGGGCCAATAGTTCCTCGAAGTCCTGCTCTGTCATTTCTTTTTCTTCTCGTACTCCTCTTTGGTCTGCCAGTCCTCTTTGCTCCACTTAGAGAGCTTGTTGTCCTTGGACTTCTTGCCCTCGTACGTCCCCCCGGCGTCTTTGTAGTACTTGGTGGCGAGCTGCATAGCTCGAGCCGAGTGGCCGCCCATCTTCTTGCGAGCCCTGGCTTTTGCCCTGGCCCACTTTTCTGGATCTCGCTTTTTCGCAGTTCCGTCAGCCATCAAACACCTCTCAGCGTTGGACCTGGCAGGTACATCTTTCTGATTTTTTCGGCGTCATCCGGATATGCATTCATGAGCCGGTTGACATCGCCTGGCGTCAGGTCACGACGTTTCCGGCGAGCATCACCGCTTCTTCCGGTGATATCAAATGATGGATTACCAGCCACATACTCTGTGGCTCGGTTCATATCGTCACGCTTCTCTTGTTGCTCTCGAAAAAGGCGTCCGGGTTCACCGCCTTCGCCGAACCTGAGAAGCTCCCGAAGATAAGCGCCATCGGCGACATTTTCTCCGTCTTCCAGCTGGATGACTTCAGCCTTGTCCCGCTCGGGCACGAACTCCATAGTCCGAGCCTCCGCAGTATCCCGTCCAGGGACAAACTCCATCGTCCGAAGCTGAGGCTCGATGGCACGGCCCATAGCTTTCAGCATGCCCTCGGCGATCCGGACATCCATGCCCTGGTCCTGAGGCATACCCTGGGCAGCCTTCCCCATATAAACGACGACGTCCGGCTCAAGGTCCAGACCTTGGCCAGCCATCCGTCCACCCCCAAAGGGTGAGATATCGGTATAAGTAGGCTGATTTGTCATCTCGTTGTAATTGACGCCATAAAGGCGACCATTACGAAATACACGATCGTGATATGGATCTACCAAAGACATCGCAAATAGAGCCTTTTTATATGGTCAATTCTAGAGTTTTTCACTATTCAATCCTTGCTCCAATACAGGTCTTAAGTGCTCTGCAATTGGATAGTGGCGCAACAAAGCCCTCGCTTCACGCCTGACTTCACGAGGGATTCTTGGCGTCTCTTTGGTGTTGATGAGACGCAACAAGAAATCTCGAGTTGCCACCACAGCAGACACCTGCTGCGATGGGCTCGAGATCATCCGCCTGGGACGATCAGTCGACATAGACACTGATGATGTCCATGGTTTCGTGGAAACAGGCGGTCTGCTCATCAACCGCTTCTTTGCCAATCTCTTTGCAGTGCTGCTCGTATAAGCCGGTGTAGGTCCCAAGCAGTCCGGGCTCGGCTTCATCCCGCTTGTAGAGCTTGTACAAGTAATCCATGTAGTCAGCCTTGTTCTGATCCTGCTGACACTGAGGTGACGTCCGCATTGCTGCCGTTCTTCGCCTTGCAAGCCTAGGCAGCTAATTCGCGCGCCACAGCGTGCAGTGAGAGAAAATTCCGGCCAAAATAGTTCAGTAGCGAGAGGCACATGGCCAAGCCCAACTCCGACGAGATCCAGGAGTTCTTCAAGTCCTGGTGGCTCAGTAATTACATGGTCCCCCTAAATAAGACGCCTATGGGGATGCTGGAATTTATGAGCGCGTTCTACGACAAGTACTGCACTGAATCTGAAGAATCTTCAGATTCTTAGAATTCAAGGGAATGCAGTTCCCTTTATGAGTAGCGAAACACTTGCGTTAATCGCAATCATTGTCGCTGCAGCCTCTGAGTGCATTGCACTCAATCCGAAGCTGCGCAGCAACAGCGTCATCCAGCTACTCCTTGCTGGACTTAGCTCTGCATTCCCCAAGAAAAAATGACCTTCCCCGAAGACAAATCAGGGGAGATCACCCCTAAGAAAAAGGGAGAGAACAAGTTCGAGTGGGCCGATGAAGGCGTCTCGACTCTTGTTCGAGTGATCATTCTGGGTTGGGCAGGTGCAATCCTGACGCTGAACTATGTGACTATCCCTGGTATTCCTCAGAAGAATATCGATCCAACTTTCATAGCCAGCGTGTTTACGGGGACCCTTGCGACGTTCGGGGTTGTCCCCGCAAAGAAGAAGGACGATAACGCCAAGGACGACGACAAAAATTCCAAGGCCTGAACATGAAAAGACTCATCGGCGCTGCAGTGGCCGCAACACTGTTGGCAGCACCAGCACAAGCCGACATCATTCACCGCATCTCTAGCAGTGTGCAACTGAATGTTGAGAGTGCTGCCTCTAATGCAACAAGAGTTCCCTCGGTCTACTCAGTGAGCGGGACGAACTTGACGACAACGGATGGGACAACTTCAGGAAACATCGGTCGCCTTGCGGCATTCTCTGCTGGCACAGCTCCTGGCTTTACTGGCACTACCGCCAGCGTGAAAGTTGCCGGAGAAGACTTTAGTTTTGCTGAGTCATACATCGAGGGTGACAAGCCTCATACCGGAAGTACTGTTTCTTCCGGCGTAATTAGCACCCTCCCAGTAATGGGCTCGACGATTACTTCGTCTGGGGGCGTTGCGGGGTCTTTGGCCGGCACAGTGGGAACCGACGGGGCACTCACCATCACGGCAGGGGGAGCTGGCACAACTGCCACGGGTCAGCACGTTTCGGAGCTAAGTATCTTCAACTGATGAAGCGCAGCATCACATTTCATAGCGAGAACGGCATCGAGTCGTTCGACTGCCCTGAAGAGGAATACATTCTCGACGCAGCAGAAGAGGCAGGTATTGCCTTGCCTTATTCCTGCAGGGCTGGCGCCTGCTGCTCCTGTGCAGCCAAGATCATTGCTGGTGAAGTTGATCAAAGCGATCAGTCATTTCTCGATGAGGATCAAATCGAGGCTGGCTATGTGCTTCTGTGCGTGGCCTACCCAAAGACTGACTTGGTCGTGAAGCCTGGCATTGAGGACGAATTGTACTGAACTGGGGTTAACCAGTGAAACACCTGTTATTTATTGGCGCTCTCCTGTTGTTTGCGGGCAGGGCGCACTCCGTTCCGGTGGTTCCGTCCTTCTCCATGGGGAAAATGACAACGAGGACCGAAACCACCCAGGAGACCACTGAGCTGATTCGCTCGATAGATTACAACACAGGTTGGTCATACGCAGTCTCTGGAACAGGGGTTGAATCGAGTACTGGAGATATCTCTGTCGACTCGCAATCTTCTTCCTTCCAGATCGACTCAGACACACAGGCTGGATGGACACAACTCAACATGAGCAACAAGCCCACCTGGAGGCAGACAAATCCGGGGGCAAGTTTCAGCTTCGTCGAGTCCTACTCAGGACCAGGCGTATCGAACGTGACGTCGATCGACAGAAAAGTAACCACTCGAAGCGTCACCGATACCACAAGTATCTTTCAGCGCTAATTGGAATTGGTTCCCTCTTTGCTGCTAATCCTGCTTTTGCTGATTCTGTTGGCGGTGTAAGCGCAACAGCAAACCCAATCGCGCAGTCGTCTTCCTCAGTCTCTAACCAGGCCGTCCAGATCTTGCAAGGGCCTTATATCCAGTCAGCAGTAACTGCTGGCGTTCAATGTCAAGGTCCGACGTTTAACCTGACTCCATTTATTACTTACAGCAACTCCTGGCAGCAGCCTTACGAGCCGCTTTATTACGAGCCTGTCTACGACACGATTGATATCGAAGGAGGTCCGCTTGACGAAAATGGATTGCCGACACCTGACGGCATCCCTGACAACGGCTGGGGCTCGGTCGCCTTTCAGAAGCCAGTTCGCACGGCTCAGAAAGACAACTACTCCTGGAATGCCGGGATCAGCGCCACTATCTCAATTCCCCTCGATGGCGGCATCCAAGAGCGCTGTAAAGCTGCAATGACAACGCAGAACAGGATTCAGATGCAGATGCTGCGTAACAAGGAGCTTGATTTCGCAATTGCCAAACTGCGCCACTGCGGGCAGCTCGCGCAGGAAGGAATCCGCTTTGCGTCGCACAGCCGCTTCTATCATGTCTGCTCTGACGTCATCGTCGAACCCAAGAAAGTAACGATGACCCCTCACATCCATGAGGTCAGGATCACCCCATCAGATCTCGGGCTTGACGGAGTACTCGATACCGCGAACGCTGAGCAAGGACCCTCTGGCGAACAGAACGAATAGGCACTGACTTGCCAAGCATCTTTTTGATCTTGGCAATGATCTTCTTGATCGCCGGCTTAATCAGTTTCAGCAGCCAATTTGCAATCGGCCTGGCGAGCAGTGCTGACACTGTGGCGGTCGTTGCAATTACTGCGGTGGTTGTGACTGATTCAAGAGGCGGCAGATACTTCCCACCGATCGTGAATTCCTGAGGCTCAGGCTTTTCGAGCTTGATGCACTCGCCCTGGCGCAAGACCTCGCCCTCTTCGCACTGGGGCTTCGACTGAGGGGTCTGCCTGCCTTTGACTTCTGGGAGCGTCGGCTGCTGTGATCGACTCCTTGTCACTGGTGTTTCAGTCTTTGCCTCCGCAGCAGCGTTGGCGAACTTAGGAATTTCAGGCCTCTTGTCTCCCTGGCGGAGGTATGGCTGATAAGCCATTGGATCGAACGACGGCATGCCTGCATCGCAATAGATCCTGATCTGGGCTGGATCGCTTGTCGTCAGCTCTGTCTGCAAGTCAGAATCCACATGCGCCTCGACGCAGCCAGGGATTTGGACGACAGGCAAGGCCATGCTCACACCAGGCGGCAAGCTCGGTACTAACAGCGCACGCCTGATTGGTGGCAAATAGATCCCAACATCCGGAATGCTGACCCCAGCAACCCCGATGTCTGGGATGTTCATCAGAAGATCGGCAGGCCTGACTTGACGGTGCCGCCTTTAGGGATGAGCTTCTCTTGGGACTCGAGCAGCTTGTCTTGCATGCCCACGAGATCTTTCTTGAAGTAATCGTATTCCTCTGTCAGCCTGCTTTCAAGTTGCAGAGCAAGCTCACTTTTTAGAAGATTGAACTTACCCGAAACAGCTCTGTACGCAAAGAAAACAACAAGGTTCAAAGCAATTAAATTGCCTAATACAATTCCTTTAAATAATATCTTCATCACAGAAGCCTTGCGTACTGAACAATTACGACCCCATCGCCGCCGAAGCCGCCAGTGTTGTAATTTGTTTGAAATGAAGTAGCGGCTGGAGTTAGGTAGTGGTACTCCGAGCGATAGTTGTAATAGCCGACACCACCACCACCGCCGGCGTTGCCGCCGTCTCCAGGGTTAAACGCGTAACTACCGGCGCCGCCGCCGCCGCCTAGAAATCCCCCGTTGCCAGGGGAGCAGTAGTCGTTGATATCAGCGTTGGAGCCGTAGCCACCACCACCGCCACCAGGGCCACCACCACTGCCCTGTGTCGCGTTTCCGGCTGAGCTCTGGACAACCACCATTCCAGCAACGCCACCACCGCCGCCCATCAAAATTTCATTAGGGCCAATCTGCAGTGGACCTTCCCCTGGATCTCTGGTCCGACCGACCGAGCCGGCGTAGGTAATGAAGTTGTAATAGCCACTTCCTCCAGTACCTCCTGTCCCAAGCAATCCATTACCGCCGTTTTCGGTTGTGTAATAGGAACTCGGGCTGATGCTTCGAAGGACTCTATTCATGCTGCCGCCGCCAGCACCACCGGTGTAATTTCCGTCGTTGCCCTGCGCACCGATACCGCCACCTCCACCACCGGCGTAGGTACTACCATCGCCACCCTTGAAACCGCTGCGATACCCGTAAGGAGCTGGTGCACTGCCACCACCACCACCACCGCTATTAGTCCCTGACGCGTAGTACTCAACGCCGCCTTGACCGCCACGTTGATTGGCATCACCTAGCAGGCCTAGACCGCCGATGCCGTATAGAGCGGCGCTTCCCTCGTTAGCTGTGTTGTTGTAACCAGAGTTGCCGCCAGTTGCAGAGCAATGGCTTCCAAAACTAGAAGTGCCGCCAATACCTGTATAGGAATGAGAGCCCTGGCCAATGGTGATTGTTTCAGTGGCCCCAAGACTGGAGACGTTAATCAGCTTGACGGCTAATCCACCGCCACCGCCGCCGTGGGCTGGATTGCTGGAAGGGTGCCGATCACCGCCAGCACCGCCAGCGCCCCATACGTGAACAAGAATTGGCTTTGATTCGTCTATGTCTGAAGGCTTTGTCCATGTATACGATCCAGCTTTCGTATACATGTCATATTCATTGAACAAGTATTGCTTGAAATTTGACATATCAATTAGAGCACTTTGTATTGAACAATGATTAGGCCATCACCGCCATGGCCGTGGTAACTCGAATTACCTACGCCTACGCTGCCACCGCCTCCAGCGTTCCCGCCATGACCGCCCTGGGCGTACTGGCAACCACCGCCGCCACCGCCAAGAATTCCGCCTAAGCCGGCGTTGATATACCAGCCAGTCGCAGCAACATCACCAAAACCACCACCACCGCCGCCTGGGCCGCCATTAGCACCAGGAGAAGTTGTAAAACCGGAAGACTGGGTGTAGCCACCGCCGCCTCCACCACCGCCGCCGCCGAAAAAGATTTCGTTGGGCGTGATTCGACCAGTGCCTCGACCGGGCTCAGCACTTTCGCAAGTATCTCCCCCGTAGCTGTAGTAACCGACGTAGAAGTTGGCACCTTGGCCACCAGCTCCGTCGATACCTTGACCGCCATTTCCTCCTGAGTAGTAAGAGACATTACTGCCATGGCCAGGACCCATGCTTCCGCCACCGCCGGTGCCGAAGTAATAACCGTCGCCCCCGGCTCCACCAATACCGCCACCGCCGGTGCCGGCGTAGGAGCTGATGCAGTTGCCGCCTCTATACCCAGCAGTCTCTCCGTAGGGAGCAGGGGCAGATCCACCACCACCGCCACCAGTGTCAGAACCGCTTGCATAACGACCAGTACCACCAGTCCCGCCTCGCTGGTTCTTGTCGCCGTTCAGGCCAAGACCACCGATACCGTAAATAGTTCCACTGCCCTCATTAGCAGTCTGGTTGTCACCGCTATTGCCCCCGGTAGCAGAGCAATGGCTACCGAAGCTAGTTGTCCCACCGATACCTGTTGCACTGGTCGAACCAGCGCCAATGGTCAACGTTTCTGTCGCGCCCAATGAGGAGACGTCGATGTATTTGACCGCTAGGCCACCACCACCACCACCGTTGCCGATTCCACCAACGCTTGAGTCAGACCAGGTCCCAGATCCACCAGCGCCCCAGACGTGCACCAAAATTCTGTCGCCAGTAATTCCTGCAGGCTTTGTCCAGGTAATTGTGTCAGCCCAGTGAAAAACTTCGTATTGATTGAATTCGCCGGGGATGCCACCACCACCGCCGCCGCCGCCACCAGCAGATCCAGGAAACCTTCTACCCATCGAAAATCAATAGCCCTAAACGACAGATCTGGCTGAAGCCATTTGCTTAGTTACAGGTTAGCTAGTTCTGCCTGATGACTAATAATTAGACGAGACGAGCGTATTGAATAATGACCACTCCATGGCCAGCTTTTCTGACCTCATTGATTGGCCTACCGGTGTGTTGTTGGTAGTAGCCGATTCCACCGCTGCCGCCAGCATTACCACCATTCCCGGAATCGTTGTAGCTAGAAGCGCCACCGCCGCCGCCCAGAAAACCGCCGTCACCAGCGCAAGAGTAAGCCCCAGTTGTTGTGTACTTGCCAATGCCACCGCCACCACCACCTGGAGCACCGCAGCCAGCGGGTGAAGCTCCTCGCTCTGAACTGTCGTACCAGTAGCAATGTCCGCTACCACCACCGCCGTAAATACCGATTTCGTTGGGTGTGAGAATTAAATCACCCTGAGCTTGAGTTGATTTATTGACCGATCCACCGCCGTATGAGATGTAGCTGTTACCAGGAGAAGATGGAGCTCCACCGAAGCCAAGTAAGCCATTTCCTCCTGGAGCTGGCTGATAGGAACTCGCTGGTGATTGCGATTTGCTTGGGACACTCATTGTCCCGCCACCGCTACCGCCCGTATAATTACCTTGCTCACCAGCAGCTCCAATACCTCCGCCTCCACCGCCGGCGTAAGTAGAGCCGTTGCCACCGTTGAACCCGTCCCGATATCCGTAAGAAGCTGGCGCGCTACCACCACCACCACCGCCACAATTGTTCGAATCAGAGTAATAACCAGTGCCACCGGTTCCACCTCTGCGGTTTACGTCACCACCAGAGCCCATTCCGCCTATTCCATAATTAGCGGTTCCATCGGCACCACCATTTGAGCCACCATTCGAGGTCTCACAAATACCACCATTACCTCCAGTTGCTGAGCAATGGCTACCGAAACTAGATGAACCGCCCTGTGACTGACTGTTCGTTCCGTTGTTGGATCTAGCACCAACAGTGACAGTCTCTGTTGCACCCAAAGCAGAGACATCGATCAACTTGACGGCCAATCCACCGCCACCGCCGCCATTGCAAGCAGTGTTGCTGTTGTAATAGGCATCATGGCCTGTGCCACCTGCACCCCATACATGCACGAGGATTGGCTTGGAATCATCAATATCTGATGGCTTTGTCCAGGTGAATGTCCCAGCTTCCCGGTAGAAATCAAACGTGTTGTAGAAATAGCCTTTGAAGTTTGTCATTTCCTAGAACCTCACTCTGTACTGGATAATCACGAGGCCAGGGCCGCCCTTACCAAATCCAATGCCGGCACTCGCGCCAAAGCCGCACCCGCCACCGCCTCCTGCATTGCCGCCATCGCCGGCATACGCACTGGAGCTAGCCCCGCCGCCGCCGCCCAGAAGGCCACCGTTGCCTGCTCTCCAGCCGTGGTCGCCCAAGCCATTTGTTTGAGCTACTCCACCACCGCCACCACCTGGGCCACCATGACCGCCGTCACGACCGTTGTTACCAGAGCTATAGGTCGATCCTGACCCACCGGCCCCGCCGCCACCGCCGAGCATGATTCGGTTCGGCTCGAGGATTAAGCCTCCTGAGCCGCTTTGGCCAGCTCGAGGAATACCGCCCTGGTAGGTAGTGAAGGCGCCATATCCATTGGTGGCACTTCCATGGCAACCAAACAGACCTGCACCGCCATTGCCAGGAGTGTCGTAGTTCCCTTGTGAGCCGTGGCCTTCGCTCATGCTTCCGCCACCACCACCGCCGGGATAGGAGTACCAACCACCGCCTTCACCACCGATTCCAGCGCCGCCACCACCGCCATTAGTCGTATAGGCATTGCCGCCCGGATAGCCATCTACATGGCCATATGGCGCTGGGGCAGAACCACCACCACCACCACCGGCATTTGTGGTGCTTGCGAAGTAAAAGCCGCCGCCGCGACCGCCACGTCGATTGACATCACCTAGCAGGCCTAGACCGCCGATGCCACGGTTTGCAGCGCCATTACTGCCGCTATTACTACCTTCGTTCGAAGTTTCGTTATCGCCTGAATTACCACCAGACGCTGAGCAATGGCTACCAAAGCTCGAAGTGCCACCCAGGCCATTAATTGTAGTAGCGCCACTACCAATAGTGATTGTCTCAGTAGCGCCTAATGAGCTGTTGTCGATGTATTTCATGGCGTAGCCGCCACCACCGCCACCCCATCCCTCACTGGCGGTTCCGCCACGGGCGTTGTGACCAGCACCGCCGGCACCCCACACATGAACGAGAATCCTGGAGCCGCCAATTTTGGTCGGCTTAGTCCAAGTAAATGATCCAGACGTCTCAAACATCTTGACGACGTTGAACTCGCCGATGGAATCACCACCACCGCCACCACCACCAGCAGATCCAGGAAACCTACGTCCCACTTTTAATTAGCGAAGAGCCTTAATTGCAGTAACTACTTCTGCGGTCAGAACAGAGTCAGTGACAAGTCGATCCAGAAGAGCGATGTCTTCTGCGTTGTCGAGGTCAAGACTACCTTTGGCTTCCATTTGAGCCATGAAGTCATCGACTTCATCGTCCGTAGCTCGCAGATTCTTGACTGCCACGCGCTGTGCGCGTGTCATCGCATCAAGCACTTCTGCGCGAGGAGCCAGACGAGGCTGGGTCGGCGCAGGAGGAGGGGTCACCTCAGGGGCCACATACTTCACCAGCGTCCCATCGGTAACTGTGTCACCAGTCGCCGTATTCTCGTCGACCTCGACGAATTGACTTGCGATTGATTCGACAAAGCGCGTAGTCGGATCGCCATCGCAGACCTCCATGACGAGACCAGCGGAATTGAGTCGTGCGTACTTAGCCATTTATCAGGACTCCAGGCCGTAAGCCACGAAAGAGCAGCTGCCATTTCCAGAGCCGACAACTAAACGTGCACCGGATTCAAGCGTGATACCAGTCCGCTCAAAAGAGGTGTTGGCGTTCAAAGAGAAGTCGAACTCAATGTAGTACTGGTCTGCGATAGCGCCAGAAGAGGTGGAGACCGAAGCCGGAATCACAGCAACTTTGATTGTGTCGGCTGCAGCTGTCTGGTTGCAGACTGCGAGAATCAAAGTTGTGGTTGCAGTTGCCGTAACAAGTGCAGTTGTTGCGTAAGTCGGGGTGCCGCCACTGGGCTTGGAGGACCCCTTAATACCCGAAGCCATGCGAAATAAGCGATCAGACGGGCAGGTTGCCTGCCTCTTCCCTTAAGTATAAAGATTCAACCGTATGGTTCGTTCTCTCGCTGAACGTGACTACGAAGATCTTGTCTTGAGTTGATACGGTTATTAGCGCTCGAACGATTAACCGAATTCTGCTTTTTACTACGAGCCAAGGCAGCGGCTTTCTGCTGCCTTGCTTTTAACTGTTTGGCTCGCTTGAACATCAGGTCGAGAGGCCCATGAAGAATGCGTACTGACGGTCTGCATTGGTCGTGGTGTATGTCCCGGAAATCAACAGAGTCCAGCTGGTGTTTTCTGGTGAACCTGAAGGGTCAGCGGTGGCATCTGAGGTGTGATCGGTCAGACTGATGTAGTGGTTGGTATTAGCGCCACTGCCGGTTTGAACCAGATCACCTTTGTAGTAGTCAGTGCTGGTTGCATAGGCGCCTCGATTGAATGAGCCACCGGAATACCGCGCCCAGTTTCCAGCGAGGAGATCGGCCAACAATGTCGCTGCCGAAGTGAAGTTCGTGGCGGCCCGATAAGCCTGGCCCTGATGAATGACGGCATCATCAGCTACGTATGAAGTAGCGGTCTGCCAGTCACCCTTGAAGTCGAGGCCGCCAGCAAGCAACTCCCAGTAAGTGGCGTTTGGAGGAATGTTATTGGTCGTCGCACCAATAGCCCGATAAGTACTGCCGCCGTGGGTAACGACGTCGTTGGTGGCGTAAGTCGTTGCAGAGCTCCATGCGCCATTGGCCTTCAGGCCACTGACCATTGCCGCCCAGTGCGTGGTCGTCGAGGGGTCGGTTCCAGGCGTTGAGGCTGTGGAGTTGATATAGGAGTAAACGTCGCCACCGAAACGAACGACATCGTTGTATTCGTATGACTCTGTGGCGGAATAATCGCCTCGAAACTGAAAGCGGATCTTGCCCAGATTGATAATGGTGCTCATACGATCTCGCAGTTCAGGTGGCCGGGGTTAGCTGATGACCAGCTAAAAGAAAGCAGCTTGTCTGACCACACAGTTTCGGCGTAGTCTTCAAGGTTAATTATATGAGAGTCAGGCAGCTTAACCTCGCTGCCTCCCGTGTTTCGGACAATGCTTAAGTTGCCAGTCGCAACATTAAAACGGAAGCTATAAGCATTCTTCCCTGAGGGAGCAGCAAAGTCCGTTATTTGAGGAGCGACAACCTCTTTGAATAGTTGAATCGTCATTAGACGTCTTCGTAAACAGAGAGCCAGACCACGAATGTCTTCGTGCTTGTATTTTCCGGATCGACAGGGGCGTCTGACTTGACTACGTCGTCCTCGCCTAAGACCATCTTCTCCATGCCCGTCAAACGCTTTTGTTCGCCGGGGGCAATTCGAACACCTTTTGCGATGTAATAGTCATCGCTGCCGACAGTAATAAAGATGTCAACAGGCAGCTCGAATTCAGAGACATTCGAAACAGTCATCCCTGTAATCACAGACGTCTTTGCAGACGGCACTGTGTAAACAGTGGTGGGAGCTGGAGCAGACTGCTGACTGCCAACCGATGCTTGAAATCTTTTAAATGTGGCCATTAACCAAATGCCAAGATATCGGAGACAGAAAGCTGGGAGCCCATCGGAACCCAGGCACCAGTGGTGCCCGCTATGTACATGCTAAATACATTGACCAAAGGGCTGTACCAAATATCTCCCTCAAAAAAGCCACTGCCAGGCGCATTGTTTTGGATGAAAACATTGTTCTGCGCCGGAACCCACTGGACCGTGGCAGCCAGGTAGATCTTTAGCAAGCCATTCGTGGTGTCGAACCACATGCTGCCGTCTGTGGGCTGCGAAGGCGCTGTAGGTGAAACAACGGTGGATCCACCACCACCGGCGCCGCCGACCGAAGACCATCCGCTCCCGTCGTAGATCTTGAGCTCGTTGTTGCCGGTGTCCATCCAGAGGTCACCAGCGACAGCTCCGGCTGGTTGGTTGGGACCCCTCGGGATATTGCCACCGTTGGCAACACGGTCAGTGTCGGCTATCTCCTGTGGGTAGCCGTTAACAAGGACAAGCGGAAACCTGACTGTCATTAGGAGGTATAGATAGGTTGACCAGGTTGGACATCAATCTGCGTTGCGCTAATCGCCTGTCCGATTGGAACCGAATAAACGCCACCACCTGTAGGAGCCGTAAGGGAGATGGCCCCTCCGTTGTCCAGGAAATAATCCAAGCCGACAGACAAGCCGCTTAGACCAGCGATCGGCCCCCTGGCAACGATCGTGACCTGGTCCCCTGGGTTGCTTGCGGACTCCTTAGCGAGTCCAAGGACGTTGGCCTTTTCTCTGGAGTTGTTGTTGTAGGCCTTATAGACCCTGCCATCAGATGCCTGGATGTAAACGGCATCGCCTAACGACAAAGCCTCTCCGGCAACTGCAGGATTCAAGGCAGCGACTGACTGAGCGCCGGAGCCACCACCGCTGATTGCACTCTGAAGATCAATTAACGCCTGGATGATTCCAGCAGTATTAGCGGGATAAGACGTCACTTGACCTCCAGCTGCTTGGATACAAGCAGTAATTGCTGCAATGATTCCTGAAGTGTTTTCGGCATAACGCGGCTGAAACAGCGGCGTCACACTGGGATTAAGAGGCTCAGTTGCCACAGTAAATCTTACGCCTCCAAAAGTATTCTAAATACGCTAAGGAACAATCTTCGGTACATCAATTGCATCCAGCTCGAGGAAGGAGAGGATCGAATAATCAACTCCACTCTTGGGAACAAATGCCTGGAATTCCTGAGTCGTTTGGTTAAAGCACTTCAAGTCTTGACTACCCCTCTGAAGCCACCAATCATTGTTCCGACACCAGGAAGGGTTGGGCTCCTCTCGGTCATGCCAAAGCATAGGACCGCCAAACGGCCGAATGTTCTCTCTGACATTGCCACCAGGGAAGACAACAAGCCCAACTGATTCAGCAATCGAAAGGACAAATCGATCCCAACTCAATCGCTTTTTGCGGAAATAAGACAAGAACTCATTCGGATCCATGGCCCGTTCGTAGGAGCTCATGAACTCCAAAAGGTCGCGCTCAGCAGCCGTGGGGTAATCGTCGGGCTCTAGCCAAGGGACGCCACAGGCCCAACGCTGAGCGTGTATGTGTTTGCAGTCTCTGCGTTCATCACGCCTTTCTGGAAGCGTTCGCCACTGTCGGTAGTAACCAACGCCTTCGCTTTCCCATGCACTGACCACGCTTCTGTTGGCATTTGGGAGCGGAAACGTATCAAGGTTGGAGCTTTTTCTATCTACAAAATCAAGATTGGCGACAGCACCGCCGAGATGATCGGGGCAGCAACAGAAAAATGAAAACGACGAGCAAAGATATCTGGTGCCGTCATCCTTGAAGGTATAAGTAGGAACATCCGGATCATCGGGATCATAAGGCTCACGTTTCCAGTAGATCTTCTTATTAACCTCTGCCCTTCTATGCGGCCTCGAGAGATCAAAGGTCATCGTCATCGCCCCCGTGCTGACAGCAGTCAGAGTCAGGGCAACGCTGCCGGCATCCTTTTCGACCAAGTCGTCTGGGAAATTAGGACCTGTCGCTGAGTCTTCAAATTGATCGCCAATACAAACGTTGTAGATCGCTAGCTGCTCTGCGTTGTAGATCCCATTGACGTCAAGAACGAGCGTGTGATTTGCGGGATCAGGATCGCTTTGATTCAGCGTGACCCTTGAAGAAGTGATCGGCTGAGGCAGCAGGAAGCTACCTCGAACACGAGTAGCGACATACCAGGCGTTCTCGGAGCTGGTCGAGCTCGGGAAAACTGTGACTACTTCTCGACTACCGCGCTGGTTAATCTCGTCAGAAAAGGTGGAAGTCCCGTTGAGGAATCGAGCGAGAATGTTTAGCTGCTGATCACCCCAGCTTCTGCCTTTACCGAAATAGTATTCCTGGCCGAGCTTCCATCGTTTGTAGTCCGACTCCCTGTTGTACGCCTCGACAATTGTCGGAAAAGCAACCGTTCCATATTCACCAGCACCGGATGTGGCATCCGGATAGATGCCCTTCGCCCTTTGCTTCATTGGCTTATTGACTGACGGCAACCCAAGCCTTCTGCCAGGGTTGCTGCCAAACCGCTTAGCCATTACCCACCGAAGCGTGATGCGTAATAGGAACCAGTACCTGCACCGGAAGTACGATCGCGAATCTGGCTGGCAGTGCCCCTAGCGGGAGGGCGCCTGTCTCTATCCATCATCTGAACCACAGGCCCCTCTCGGCTCAGAACACTGTCTGTAATGCCACCCTGCTGAATGACATAGTCCGCGATCTCTTTGTCTTGATCACTCGCCGAGCCGCGATATCCAGATCGACCGGAGGCAAGGTTTCCACCGCCGGCATATGAGGTTTGATTAGCTCCGCCAGCAGATGCGCCAGACCGCAGTCCGGACAACTGCTGGCCGACTGATTGCTCCCGGTAAGTATCGGCTTCCGCTCTGGCCTGTTCGTACAGAGCTGATTGCTCTCCAAATTTCTTTTCGTAGTCGTCACGCTCTTGCTTGATTGACGCGTTATCGGCTAAGGCGCTTTGGTATTGGGTTTGAAGATTGCCAACTTGCCCTTGGTAGTTGCTTAGCTGATTCTGGAATCCGCTTATCTGGCCTCTATAGTCATTGATCGTTGATCGATATGAATCAATCGCGGACTGAGCGTTAGTGGCTTCATTCGTTGCGTTCGTGTAGTTGTCGTACAGATTGTTGTACTGATCAACCAGGCTGGTATACGCACTTTCGTAGGGGTTATTGCGCGGTGGCGCAGGTGTATTTGTTGCTGGTGGCGTAGATGTAGATGGGGGCGTAGATGTAGGTGTAGGTGTAGTTGATTGTGTTTGCGGCCTTCGATCAGCATGTTTATCCATGCCGCGCAAATCATTTTTGCTGTTCAGGTTCCTGATACCAGCCTTTTTCATCAGGTTGATAACACCCTGTTTGCTCAGGCCATACCTTTTTTTGGCCTGATTCAGGTACTGTTTTGTGAACTTACTCATTTCTCACCTCAGCGGAATCGTGAAGCGTAATAAGAGCCAGTGCCAGCACTGCTGCTTGATCCCTTAGATGCTGACTTCCCTGCCTGCGCAGGGCCTCTAGCAAGCTGCTGCACGACAGGCCCCTCTCGAGCAAGAACACTGTCAGTCAGGCCTCCCTGAGCACGCATTGACTCAGCCAACTTGCTGATATCTCCTTCGTCGCTGCTGTAACCAGTGCGGCCAGAAGCGAGGCCACCAGTAAGGTTTTGAGACTGATTGGCCCCGCCAACTGTGGAACCACTTCTTACAGCACGCAGTTGCTGCCCAACAGCCTCTTCCCGGTACTGATCAGCTTCGGCTCTAGCGGCCTCGAAATCAGCGCTCGCCTTATTGAACTGCGATTCGAATTGATCGCGCGCCTGAGCATTGGCTTCCGCAGTCTTAAGAGCATTTTGGTACTGCCCCGTCAAGCTATTAACTTGATTCGTGTAGTTGGCAATCTGATCGTTGAATCCAGAGATGCGGCTGTCGTAATCTTGAATCCGATCTTCATAATCACTAATCTGCGATTTATATCGTTCGATTTCACCCGAATAATCTCGGGCAACACTGCGCGCGTCATTTCGCTGAGCCTTCAGCTGAAAAGCTTGTTGCGCAGAGTCAGCGATAATTGCATCACGTGCTCGCCAGCCGAGAGACATCCCTGAGGGCCCAATTGCATTTGCAATATGGATCGGGTTGTAACCTGCAGCTCGTGCTCTCTGGTATGACTGGAGACCGAATCCGCCTTGGCCGCCTCGGAACTGATGAAGAATGCTCATTGGTTTTTACCTTTAATTAGAAACTTCCGCGCTCATTGCGGCGATTACGAGCACGATTTTTTGCGCCCCTGCGTCGCCCACCAAAGACATCATCGGTACTGACGCCTCGCCCACCACGACCTTTGTTTTTACCAGGGCGGCGTTCAGGTTTACCTCCGATACCTCTATCTCTGTTATCCGCAATGATTTTGTTTTGCTCGCGCCAGTAATCAGCGCCGCCGCCTTGTACTCGCATTCCGCCGCCGCCGTATCGTCCGCCGCGCTGACCCGGAGCAATACCAAGCTCTTCAGGACTCATTACACGACCACGGCCTCCGCCGTAACGAGTGCCCCTGTTGTCTCTAGTGTTGTCGGGCAGGTCAGCGTAAAACTCGCCATAACGTCCACCGTCGTAATCACCAGAATTGCGACCAGGAGAGTAATAGTCTCTGCCGCCCCCAAAACTGTCCTGGTGCACCATTCCAGGTGAACCGTACCTAGGCCCAAAGACATCTATGGTGCTGGTGCCTTGATTCTCGGGGCCTTTGTCCTTAGGCTTCTGCTTATCAAAGTGCTCCTGAATCTTTCTCAGGTCATTACTGCTATCAAGCCTGCGAATGCCTACAGTTTTTGCGATGTTACGCAGCGCATCTGCAGACATCCCAAAACGATTCATGCCCGATTTCAGGGCTTGATTTTTGTCATCCCTAAACTCACTGATTGGATTCGACTGCCCCGTGGATGGACGACTTGGGGATGAATAGCTAGAGCCGCTTGATGCCATATCTTGAATTCCAGCGGCGGCCTGACTGGACATGCTGGAACCGATGTTTTCGGCATACGAAAACGCATTACCCATACCCCGAGGACTAGGGAAGCCTTGGTTACTGGTTTGTCCAGGCCTGCGTGGCCTTCCATGCCCAGCCGCGTAATACCCTACGCGCTCCAGCTCCCTCTCTCGGTCCTCAGGAGAAAGACTACGGATGTAGTTATTAAATTCTGGAGTGAATTTCATCAGAAGAAGCCTCCCTGGGCAAATACGTGGATACGAGTTGCCGAACTAGGAGCCGTCAAAGCGGCTGTAACTCCGACATAGAGAGTTGCACCTGATGGCACATACAGCCCTGTATTCTTTTTGTCCGCCTCAGTCACAGATGCATCAGCCCCAAGGTTGGGGACTGGGATACATAGCGGCGGCAGAGAGATGTTGGTTCGCTCTCCAGCTGCACTCGACGAGATGGTTTCACTCGCAACACACACAGTGTTTGCAGAAGTGATCGATGCCGCTGAGCCTGAAACGCTCAAAAAGATCAGAACCTTTGATGCTGTCGTGCTGGCTTCATTGGCAACAATTGAAATGCTGTCAACGACAGCGCCATCGTTAGCCAAACAGTCAACCAGAAGGACACAACCACCACCAGTTGGCGTATTAAAGTTGGTCGCGGTTGTTAGCGCTGCCGCGCCGCCGATTGTTGCGAATGAATGCAGCGGCCGGTCAACCAGCAGCGGCATCTTATTGGAACTACTGGTTGCCAAAGTAAGTCTCCTTCTGTATTGATTTTAGATAGTTAGAACTATGCTTTTGACTGGGGCTGTTCCTCGTTTCGGCGGGGGCCAGCACCGAAAGCTGTCATGCCTGTGTTCATGCCTCGGGGTGGAGACATTTCACGAGGTGCGCTCATCTCGCTGCCTGGTCCAGGTGTTGCGAGAAAGGCAGGCTTGTCCAAGGCAGGATCAACATCAGGCGCGGAAAAATAACCGCCCATTTGTGTGGGTCGCTGAAATGACGGGCCTTCGTTTTGAACTATCTGTTCAGCGTCGCCGTAAGGATTACGACGAAAGACAACATCGCCACTGGGTTGCCCCTGAGGAGCAAACTGAGAGGCGACAGGAGTAAACGACTGGTAGTTAGTCGGGTTGTTGGGTACAACATTTTCAGCACTAAAGAAGTTCTTGGCTTCTGCGTGGCCTTGCTTGTTTTCGTACCACTCATTCATGCGAGCCTGGCGCTTGGGGCCATCCCGATGTTTGTAGAAGTCGTTACTGGGGTAAGAGCGTTTTGCCATTTCAATTTCTGCCTTGACGGCGGAGAAGGTTCATCATGTTTTTGCTAAGCATTTGCTTGCCACCCAGTCCGGGGACTGCGGTGTCCATATATCCCTGGATTTCATTCAAGCTGTCATTGTTGATTGCTTGCCTCTCAACCGGCTGGGCCTCGGCCGTTTGCTGGATATTGCTCTCTTGCTGAGCTGGCATGCCGCCACGGATGCGCTTGATCGCTTCATCACGATCCAAGCCTGTATCCATGAAGTCAGTGATTGCCTCCTCCTCGATCATGGCTGGCTTGTCACCAACCATGGCCATTGGGTTGGCTTTATTGAACTCTCTAAAAGCAATTGCGGGGTTTGCTCCGATAAAGGCCTGGGCTTTCTCCCGAGTGTCAAATCCAGGCATAGTCATGAAGTAATCCTCCATGGCTTTGCCCTGCTCTGCGTCGGCACTGACCATGTCACCCAGCTGCCTCTGGGCTCCGTAGTAATCAGCAAGATTGGCGCCATCGCCAGCCCGGTTGAGCAGGGCGTTTTTCAGCTCGGCATCGCCGTATTGCTGAGCCATGCGGCGATACTCAGAATCGCCAACATTGGCGTCATCGCTAACGATTGGGGCAGCCTGCTGGGCAGGAAAGCCGGCACCGGGGCGAAACTTCTCCGCTTCTCTCCCGGCTCTAAGCTCTGCTTCCTGGTAGCCAGGGCCAAAGTTTCTAGTCGCCTGGTAAGGCCCAGGATCACCTGCGTACTGCCCCGTCAAAAACTTGTCGATCGAATCACCCAGCTGAACAAGCATGCTCCGCTTGGGATTGTTCTGCAGGTAAGCGTCATTACGAGCATCGCGGACCGCTCTCTCCTGACGGAGGCGGTCAAGCATCTCTTTGATTTCCTGATCAGATACGTCCATGACTTACCTCCAGTTCATTGCGCCCTGGGCCTGCATCACGCGAGTACCGACAGCGGTATCTGCAGGACCGGGGATAGACATGATGAATTCAGAACCCGCCCTGTCGTAGGCGTAGCGCCGAACCTCGTCGCGCCGGTAGTTGGCGACGTAAAGGGTTTGAGCCAGGCGGTCTGTCTCTCTGAGATAGACCTCCCAATAGTCCTTGTCCGCCTTGAGCGGTTCGGACTGGAAGATGGCGCGCTCAGTATCACCAGTAATGCGCTCGACCCGACTGGGCTGAGGCTGCGCTTCGCTCTTGAAGATCTGAGAGACCTTAAAAACTTTGTCGCATCGATCAAGGTGCTCAAGCACTCGCGAATAGAAATAACTATCCGGGACTCTTGCCATAGCCTCTTCCACCCGAGCGATATCACCGGCTGGGAGATTGGCTCCTACGTTGTACCCCAAATGGAAGCGACAACGGCTTTTGTCGTAGTCGTTGAGCTCCAAAATAAATCAGCGACCTGAATCTAATTCTATGAAAGTCAGCCGCAGTAAATTACGTCAGCAGCAATGACCTCATCCCAGTCGACACGACCAATCTTCTTGAGCTGATCAAGATTTTTGAAACGTTCGCCTGGCAGAGAAAGCCGAAGCTCGACGATCTTCTTGGCGGTTGCATATCCAATACCCTTTACGGATTTGGCAATCGCTTCTGCCGTTGCAACGTTTAGGTTCAAACGAGTATCTGCAGGGATAATCGTTTCCGGCAGCTTGTCTTCGTCGACTTCCTTCTCTGCTGACTGAGGCGCAACTGTCTTGCCAGTGCGACCTTTGCCGGCTTCGTAGCTGACGAGATCATCAAGCGCAACGTATTGAACTGCACCGCTTGAATTCTTGACCATCGCCCAGTCCTTGTCGTGGTGGCTAATAAACTCGACAAGCTGGCCAGTTTTAGTGTTTTGGTAAAGAGCCATATGCGCAAAAAAAAGAGGGCGTCTGGTGGCCCAGCGCCCTCATCCTAGGGAATAACGTTTAAGAATCAGGACTCAGTGGTATACGGAATCCGAGTATCTTCAACAGTTGCAACTGCATCGTCGAGGTAATAAGAAACCTCGCAGATGATCGGGGTGCCGCCAGTAGCAGTAGAGCTCAAGGTTGAGCCAGTGCCGGTGCCACCGCTATCGCGGACGAAGACCTTAAGGGTCTCGAGGCCAGCAAGGGCAGAACCAGTGACAACACCGTTCTTTGCAGAGGCGGGGGCAATAGTGCCGCCGGAGACTGCAATGGTCGGAGTGGAGACAACAGTGGTGCTGATGGTGGCGGCAGCAGAAGCTGCGGCATCCTTCAGGGCAATGGTGTCGGTGTTGGTGCCCGACAGGCCGGAAGTGGCAGAACCAGCATCCTTGTTCTTGCGAGTGTCAGACACACGCAGGCCCACGGAATAGACCACAGCGCCGGCGGGGATGACCATGCCAGTGATGTTCTCGCGCACCTTGTCGTCGCCGCGCATATCCGGTGAAGGAATGATCACGTCGAACTCGGTGCCGCCGGTGGAGTCCACCAGCGCATAGCCGACCTTGTGGTAGTACACGCGGCCGGGGACAGCAACCACAGGTTGGCCCTGGTAGCTGCTCAGATTGGTAACCCAGTTACCGGGGAAAATCTTCTTAGCCATAGTTACTTACCTCCTATCAATATACGAAAGAGTAAGCAACGGTAATGAAGTCGCGGTTAAGCACTTCAAAACCAGCAAACAACGACCAGATCATGATAATGAATCTAGAAAAATCGTCGTTATTGTTGAGGAGAATCTGGGCGTTATTACCGCCAATGCCAACACCAACTGCCTGAGGACCAAAGAAGATCATCGGAGCAGCAGTGGTCACAGCATTAGTGACAGAAGCATCACTAATGGTGACTTGCAGAGACTTCTCTGCAAGGTTGGTTGATTCAAACCAACGGACGCCCTCAAAGAGGAAGCCAGTAGGCATCACAGGCTGACCTGCGACGAAACCTGCTTGCCCATAAGCGGGACCCATGCCATAGAAGAAGTTGGCGTTGGGAGCCTGCTCAGGTTGCAGGGGGTTGACCATGCCATTACCCGCATATCGGGCAATTTCACGGAACGCATCGTTCTGACGAAGATGCATCATTGCCGTGGGATCGGCAATACAGCGGTAGTAACCGTCAGCGAACGTAGGAACGTTGCGCTTACGCATGTCCTTGACCACCTGCAGCAGGTCGGTCTTGACATCGAACTTCGCAGATTCGCCGGCTGCGTAGTTCAGGATCGGAGCAGAAGATGCCTTGGCCTTGCTCAGAGGGTAATAGTAACCGCCCTGGGTGCCGTCAGCTTCGCCGTTTGCCTCGGCCTTAAACAGTTCGTCAGCGAAGACGCGATCGCGCCAACGACGATAATCATCAAGCAGGGTCAGAGAGCCGATTGACTGGTGGAAAACATTCAGGTTTCCAGTGTCAAGCAGCAGGCGCTGTGCAGTCAGCAGGGTTTCGCGAGCAACCTTGAAGGTACTGGGCGCAGTAGCATCAGTCGGATCAGCAGGACCCGTATATTCCTTCAGGTTGACGAGAACCTTATCTTTTACGATCGAGCGGCTAGATGACGTGCCAAGAGTCTGGTCAGCAGTACGCTCTCGGGAATCCTTATTGCCAGGATTACCCCAGAAGCGGTAACGATCAAGCTGAACAGTTTGGCCGGGTTGTTTCGCGAAATCGTGAACAACCACGGGCTCTACGGCCATCTCGATGATGTAACCGGGATGGGGGCGGTAAAGCTCGGCACCTAGCAGCTTGGGAAAGTCATTATCAATCCACATGGGATGATATTCCTCAGCTGTAAGGGTGATATGGCACGCAAACTGCGTGCTGACTCTTAATATAAGGAAAATTTCTAGGGAAAGCTTTTTGGATGTCACGGATGTCCGGGGGCTGCTCGGGCTGCTCCTCGTTGACGGGAGTTTGGTGTATTACCGCAGTCCCTCCGGTGGTTACATACAGATGACAATTACGGCCGGGATAAAAGAATCGGCCTATCTCGAGGAAAAAGTCGCTGAATTCAAGTCTTTTTTCCCTACGCGTGCAGAGATTGCCCCTTACAGCACGGCGAAAAGGGCAAACGGTAAGCAGACCACAGTCCTTCGTTTTAGGGCTTCTACCAATAAACTCCGACCGCTCTATAACCTGCTTTACCCAGCAGGAGAGAGACAGATAACCCAGCCCGTCCTGGACATTCTTGGAGCGCAGGCCGCCGCCTGGTGCTGGGCCGAGAGCGCGGTCATCGGGAAACGGGGCGGAGCAAAACTTTCTCGAGTTGGCAATACACGAGTAGAGGCCATGCGCCTGAACAACTGGTTCGAGCTGCTGACTGGCGCACGTGGGGAGGTGAAGGACTACCGCAAGCGTCCAAGGATTTCATTCAGCCCCGAGCAGACAAAGAAGATCCAGGACGCTCTGATCCAATACGCACCGAAGAGCCGCATTCACCTATTCACTGGAGACGTTCCCGATGTCAGCGCAATTCGTAGTGCGCGTACTGAGCTATTGCTTGGGAGTGGGCACGCTAAGTCTGAAAGGTCGGAGGCAGAGGCCCTGGTTGGAAATCATCAGACCTGAGACCGAGAAGCCGTACCTCAACCACCAGCTAAAGCTCTTGAGAGATGCCCACCCAGGCAAGCTCGACACTCACCTAGACATGCTCCCCACAGATGGCTTCTACGACAAGTTCCGTCTCAGGGTTCGGAGCGATGAGCTGTACAGGGCCTATGAGCTCATGTACCCCAGGGACAAGAAGATCATCACACCACAGATCATCAGCATTACCGGGATACCAGGCATCTCTGCCCTCTGGTCTGACAGGGGCAGGGTTGTGGGCAGACTCGGCAAGATCTTGACGCGCTGGAAAGACGACGAGAATCAGCTCCTGGCGGAATATATCAATCAACAGGGCTTCGAGTGCATGGTCACTAAAAGCAGCGGTGTCAGATTTACACGCGCTTCAACAAAAGAATTGATTGACGTTCTTAGACCCTTGACTCACAGATCCATGCGTTCCAAGTTCGTAAAACAACCTCCACGTCTCTAGGCTTAAGAAGCCTCGAAGAAGAACTGCGTCAGAGGCGTCATCCCGTCAGGAGTCCGGGTTTTTGTAGTTTCAACGGACTGGCGACCGATCCTCCCTGCACTTGGCCGGTGTGGGGAGGCGCCTGACATTTTTTATATTGATTGACAGACAATAATTATTTCCATGCCAGAAGAGATGGATTGCAAGGACGGGTTCTGCCAAATGCGCAAGCCCTTTAAAGAAGTGAAGGCCGGTGACATCCTTTTCGCCCCAATTGAAGACGACCTGCAGCACGAGATTCCCAAGGAATCCGCACAAGCTGAAGACTCGAAAATGCGTCAGCGATTTCTTCAGTACTGTGATGAACACCCATACGACGTTGAGTGCAAGATCTACGACGTATAACTGATTGAATTGATTATCTAGACTGTCACCATACACAGGTGCCAGCAGAATGGCTGTCTTTAATAAACTCAATGGCTTTGTAGAGCACCTCGCTGAGGGTGTTCACAACCTTGGCAGTGACCAGCTGGTTCTTGCGCTGAGCAATGTTGCTCCTTCAGCCGAAACCACAGTTCCGACAACCACGACGGCAAATTGCGTCTTGGCCAACGTCACCGAGATTACCTATACCGGCCTGAGCTCACGCCAAGTCACCACTTCAAGTGGCTCTCAGAGCTCAGGAACTTATCGCCTGACTTTGGCCGACCTGACACTCAGTTCAACTGGAACTGTGGGGCCGTTCCGTTATATCTATCTCTACAACGACGCCCCGACAAGTCCGGCTGATCCGCTGATCGGTTACTTCGACTACGGTGCAAACCTAACGCTGAACAACGGCGAGAGCTTGACGATCGACTTTGACCAGGCTTCCGGCGCTTTAACGCTGGCCTGATGAAAACCCTGCTGAGGTAAAAAATGAGCCTCACAGCTGGGGTTGGTTCCTTTTCTGTATCTGCAAATAACGCACAACTGACGTATAGACGGATTGAAGTTGAGCCGGCTCAGGTGAGGGCCGACTTCAATCTTGCCTATCGATTTATCGATGGCTACCCCACCTTTATTGGATCTAACGGGGGACTGAACAACACTGCGCCGACGCCTTCGCATCAGGAGCATGACTTAATTGTTGTTCTTGCGTTAAATGTCGATAACGATACGATTCCAAGCGTTCCAGTCAACAGTGGCTGGACTAGCGCTCACTACAGCAGCGTTAGCGGAACTGGTGCTATCGGATGGCGTATTGCCTATAAGTTTGCAAAGTCCAATACTGAAACGGTCGGCAACTGGTTCACAGCTGATCGCCTTATTGTCGCTGTCTATAGAAACGCTCGAGGCCCAATCGGTACTGCGCAAGTATCCATCGGTACGTCTACAAACCTCATCACCTACCCAGCCGCTGACAGCGATGTCATTGGCACGGCAGGTACACGGCTTCTTCACTTCGCTATCAGCGCCCCTAGCAATGACGCTGGCTCTACGCCGACTGGACTAACCACAAGGATTAGCACTGGGAGCCTTACTGGATCTACAGCTCCTAGTGTTGCCCTGCACGACCAGGAAGTCTCGACTACTGGGAGTTACCCAGCATTTACCAACGGGATTAGCAGCGCTGGAACGACAGTCGGCATCACGCTTGGAATCGGCTACGGCACTCCACCACTGACAGCTGAGACGGTCTCCTTTAGTACCGCAATCAGTGGCGAAGTCCTACCAGACACGGTTCTCCTCGACAGCAAGGGATATCGCGCTGAGCTTGGCCAGGTTCTCACCTCCTACCAAAGCTTCTTCACCTGCAATGGAGGGAGCTTTGCTCTTAGCGGTTCGACCCTGGATACACATCTTGGGTTCTACCTGCAGGCAGAGAAAGGAGGCTTTGACTACTCCTTAACAGAGGCCTTCCTGCAGAGAGCACTGCTGTTCTTCCCGCAGTCAGGCTCGTTCACCCATGCATGGTCATCGATTGACCTGCCAAAGGGATTTTTTACTACGCCGCAAAGCGGAGTCTTCACAAGCACGGTTGCTAGTACTGGGATAACCCATACAGCAATGCTGTTTACTGAACGTATTGATCTTGATGCGACCCTGGCAGAGGGCGATCTCCAACGCTCAATCATCGAAGCATTTGGCGGCACCAGCCTGAGCTTTGGCCTGTCCCAGGTCGGTATTCAGAACATCAGCGAATCCCCCGCCGGGGGTGGCCCAACACGCAAGCCTGACGTTGAACATGGCGGCAGCGATCCGTCAACTCAAAGCTTTCTTCGCCCCCGATTCACTAAATACAACTCGGTTAGCAAGTCTCGTGACTTGGGCCGTATCAATAACTTCTTCGGCACTTTCAACGGTGAAATCGGCGCAGAGTCCGGGTCTCAAACTTTGTTCTTTAAGATCCACACTCTTGGTGCTGCGTCATTGCGTATCACTAAAAATGCTTCGAATAGGTATACCGACAAACAAATCTCTGTTGGTATTCTCGACTCGAATAGAAAGCAAGTCCAAACCTCCGTTCAAGGCTTCGCTTTCCAGAACGAGATCCTAAATACCGAAAACACTGAGGGAGCTGACCCTTTACCTGGAGGCACTTACTACTTCACGGTAAGTAGCAGCCAGTGGCAGAAGATCCCGTACAGCATCTCGATTCAGGCAATCCGATTTAAAGACATCAAAGGCGAAGTGGTTCTCACCATGTTGCCGACCAGTCGCTTCGCTATTGCCAAACTACGCGGACCAGCACTTCTGCAAAACGCCACTACGACCACTATTCCAACCAACGATCAGCTCATTCGCCCGACTGGAGCCATCGTCGTTAGCAACGCATCAGCTGGTGAATTGGTCATACCTTCTGGTATCGCACTTGGTCGCATGCTGCCTAGCGGTCGACTCAAGATGACGCACAAAATTTCTGCTACAGCAACATTGAGTGCAGCGAATGTAGCTACGCTTAGTTCACAGCCACCTTCATACGGCGGCGGTTATTAACGGTCCTCGACGACGGACTAAAAAACCCTTTCAGATATAGAAGTCCATGGCATTCTCGCAGTACTTTGCGACGCAAGTCCTGAGCTGGGTGAAAGGCGCCCCATTCCCAACTGCGCTGTCCAACGTCTATATCTCTCTGCATAGTGCAGACCCTGGCGTGTCAGGCACGAACGCCGACGAGACTGCAGCCATCACCAACACTGCTAACCGTACAACTATTGCCAGCTCTGCACTGGGCGCGGTTTCTGGCGCATCTGGTGGCGGCTTCGAGATCACGAACACTGGAGTGGTTCAGCTGACAACTTCAGCTAGCAACTCGAACGCAATCACCGTTACACATTTCGGTGTTTGGGATGCAGCAAGTGGCGGCAACTTTCTTGCCTCAGGTCAACTCACCTCAAGTGTTGACGTTGAGTTAGGCGATACCGTCCAGTTCAATATCGGTGCCATGGCGGTGCGTGTGGTCTGATGGCGAAAATCAAAAAGTCCCTGTTGGGCGAGCCTCATAAAAACCCGATTTTCAAAAAGACCACACAAGGTCAAGGTCGCCGCAGCCGCCCCAAACCGGGCAAAAAAATGATGCGCGGACAAGGCAAGTAAAGGCTACGTTTAAAACACATAAGGAAGGGCATGCTTTCTACGCAATATCGCCTTCGACTCGAGTTTATTTGTAAGTGCATTGCTAACGGCGAAGAGGTAAAACTCGACGACATGATCTGGGCAGACAAGCTCGGCAAGGCAAATCGCAGTGCATCAGAGATGCTCCGCAAGGCACGCCGCAAAGCAAACAACCCAGACATGCAGCCCGGAAGCCTGGATGACTTCATGAACCAAATGGACCTAGGCGATCCAGATCCCTCGAATCACGTTGTCGATGGCTTTAACACCGTCGAAGAGATTGCTGCCTGGTTCAAGCAGGACAAGACCGACGACTGGCGTCAACGGGACTAATCGTCTCGCAGGTAAGACACTTCCATCATCGCCGTCCTGAAGATGCGCCGCAGGTGCCAGAGCATCTCCTGCTCTTCCCTTTCTGCAGCGGGAGAGCCAGGCCACATCTTGAAATGAAACTCGATTGACGCTGCGATCTGCGCAACCTCGTCTGGCGTCAGCTCAAAGACCAGCCTGGTGCTGTCATCCTTCATTAGTACGACCAGATCGTGCTGGGCTTGGCCCCCGCCCGAGCGTGAAACTCTCCGTTATCGCGGGTGTCTATATGCACAAACCCCTTGTGGCAGCCATCACCAAGGCCGCCGGTCCAACGCTTTGCCAACCATTTGTAGAAGACTGAGCAGGATTCGCCTACTGGGTAGATGTCGAGAGCCATTCCTTTGGTGTGATAAGAGCCAGGGTGCCCACCAACTCGCGCATTGACCGGCTCAGGACGGAAGCCACTGGTGATTCCGAGCGGACCACCCCAGGCCTCTCGGATTAGGCCGAATTGACCGCTGATATAAAACAACTCTTCTTCTTCCTTGCTTCCCTCGATCGGCCGTCTTCGCTTGTCATATGACAACAGCTCTCCGACGGTGACATATGGGCTTACATGAGCACTGAAGTCACCCCAATCCACATCTTCCTCTACGTCCAGACTCGGACGCGCTGTTACCTCTTGCCAGTGCGGCGAATAAATAGCCCATCGCTCGTTTGAATCCGCAAGCGTTACCCACGCGTGCGAATCCTCTGCCATGGCCTCGAACTTCACAACATCGATAATCTCTCCTGCCTCGAACCCCTGCCTACCGTCGTTCGACAAATAAGAATTTTCTATAGCCGCCTTCTTTAAGAAGGTTGGCAGTAAACATTTGAATTTCATTTCTCCGTCATCCTCACACTGCCATAAACGCCCCTCTTGACGCCTACGAATCTTTAAGCCTTCAAGTTCTACTCCATTTGCATAAACATAGCGATTCAACGCGTCCGGCATCTCGCTATAAGCACGTGGCTTCAATGCACCTTCACTGAGAACCTTGCTTATGGTTTCGAATTCAGGAGCGCCGTAGAAGTTTGGACCTAAGTTCCATCCAAAGCTTATGAGTACTGCTTGCCTCCTAGGCCCCAAGGCGTCCCATCCAGGGATTCGGTATAGAGGAGGAATATAGTCGTCACTAAGCATCTCCTCTAGATAGCGCTGGCAAACGGGCTTACTGCAAACATCGCCCATCCGAACAGGCGTCCCATTTGGGTAGCGAGTCAATCCAGCGCAGATTGTCGGGACACCAACTGCATCTAAATATGCTTCTGTTTCTACGCCTTCAAAACCTTCAATCAGACTGATCGCCGTCGCTAGGGCCAGGGGGGTTATCAGTGGGTCCATCGCCGTAAATCGCTGCAAATCGTGGACTTGCCGATACCGCGTCTTCTTTGCCTTCCCAAATGTTCAGACCGTGCTCAATAGCAGCTGGCGGACTCAACCCTTTGGCACGTAAAATTTCAATCTGCTCGATCACGCCGTCAACGTGATCAGCAGACTTGGAATGCTTTGAGCACGCCGACAGCTCACTAAAAATGTCATCGCTGCCGGCGAGACGCACAAGCTCGTATCAGCTAGATCGTCAATCTAACGATTAGCCGCCGTAAATACGTCGAGCAATTTCTTCGCCTGTTCCTGACTGAGCAAGAGCCATTTTTGCTTGCCCAGAGGCAGCCATCTTTTGAATCATGGCAGCACCAAAATCCTTCATGGCTCTTGCCTTGTTCTCGGGCGTTTGCTGCATTGCAGCACCAGCGCGAATCCCTTCCATGACAGCACTGATGCGCTGGCTTTTGGTCATACCAGCGTCAACTTCTTCGCGTTTTGCCTGCTGTTGGAAAGCTTGCTGAACTTGATACGCATCTGGAGAACCAGACGGCTGATCAAGCATTACAGCGTTGATATTTTGAGAGGGAGGAAGATTCATGTGAAAAGGCCCCGGTAACCGGGGCCGTGTATTGATCAGCCTTCGGAAACCAGAACCTTGCTGCGCAAAGCGTCGGGGCCGGCCTGGGAGAGCATTTGCCAAGCAAGGGCAGGATTGCGCTCGCTGATGGCACTGAAATCAGACCAGAAGTCGTCAGGGCGACCGGATGCCTGAACGCCAGGCTGAGGCATGTCGATCTCAGGGCGCCGATAAGCAGGAGCCTGAGGAGCAGGTGCTGCCTGAGGAGCAGGTGCTGCCTGAGGCTGAGCAAAGCGAACTTCGTTGGCTTCGATCTCAGCGCGCAGACGATCCTCTGCGGTCTCAGTGGGGTATGGACCCTCAGGACCGTAGAAGTCTTCGACGTATGCAGCCAACATGTCGGGGTCGGTCAGCATGACGTGATAGGCAGCGTTGTCTTCCGCTGCTGCGTCGATCACTTGCTGGGCGGCCTGAAGACCACCGTCCAGTTGCTCAAGTTGCTGCATCACCTCAGCAGTTTGCTGAGCCTGTGCCAATAGAGCGTCCTCGACTACGCAGCTGTACCTGTTAAGTAGAGCTGGCGCCTCCAATCCGAAGTGCTGGAGGACTTCAAGACTTTCGTCGCTGACGCTTGCGAGATACTCGTCGCTCCCGGGTTGCGTCTGCGCGCTGCTGTAGGTCGGCGCCTGTGTCGGGGAGTACGCCGGCGTTGCTTGGGGAATTGAGGTCTGCAGCCCCGATACGGAAGGAGCCGCTTGGTACTGCACCGGAGCCGAAACCTGCCATGCCGCGTCCTGTGAAGGGGCTGCCTGTGGGGTCGGAGTTGAGTAGGCTGCCTGCGGTTGGGAGCTCCGCGTCGCGCTCAGACTGTCGCTCAGTCGCTCGAACGCCTGCTGCCATGGGTTGGCCTGGGGCGCCGCCTGGGGAACCGCCGTCTGTTGGTAGCTGGCCTCCGGCTGCGGCGCCGAAGGAATCTGGTACGAAGGTTGGGCGCTCTGGGCCGGAGCTGATTGGTAAGCCTGCGTCGGCGCGGGCGCGCTCGATGGGATCGAGGCCTGCGGGATCGCTTGTGCCTGTTGCGTCTGAATACTGTCCTGCATAAGTCAACTCACGCTTGAGGAAATCAAGTGCGCGATAGATGTAAGGGGTTAAATCAAGCTTCGGATCCGCAAGCAGCGGTAAGTCGGGTGCCTGCGGATGTGGAACCTGACGCATGTTTTCGATAAGCGTCAGGAATGTGCCAAGACTCTGTTGAGTGGCTTGGGCCATACGGAATGGATAGCCACTGAGCATTGCGCTTCGCTCTTCGTCCGTTTTGTCAGGGAACAAGTAACGGAGAGCCTCGATCGAATTAACGCCGAGTTCTTGAAGGTTTCGGACAACAATACTTGAGTTAAGTATATCCTCTGTGCCGTCTTCAAAGACGGGTCCTTTCCATCTCCATTCGATCTTGCGATCGCCATCAGGTATAAGGCCTACAACTCCCTCAGGCAGAGCACGGGACTGAATGGCATTGCCAATCTCAACCTCCAGTGTTCCCTCGTATTCCTTGGAAATTGCCTGGTGAGCGTTGACAGCCTCTTCAAACAAAACTTGCTCAGGGAAGTCCTCACGAATAGGAGCAGGGGGACGCTGCAGGCCAATCGCAGCTGCGAAAGATTCCCGGAAGATCTTTTCTTCGTTGAAGATGATCAGCGACATCAACTTACACAGGCCGTAAGTCAGAAGCCCCCGACAACGGCGCGTGGCAGAAGTAGCTGCGCGACCGTATAGAGACTTGATCTCATACGCAGTAGCGCCAGCCGTAATACCTAGTTCGTCTACACCACCAAGCGCTGTACGAATCTCTTCTCGGTACTGACGTGCATAAAGGTTTTGGTCACCTGAAACAGCATCAGGGGTGATGTATGCAGCACGGTCAGTGGCTTCGATGTTTGCGATGACACGAGGCACTTTGAAGCCACCACCCGCTGCACCAGAAATCGGCGAGCTAACACGGGTCGACGGGCGATTGGCCGCATAGAAACCTGCCTGGGAGCTGATCGTCGGACGCATGCCCTCGTCGTCACCGCTGTCCACCAGGTCGTGCTTAGGACGACTGGAGATCAGCGTCGGGTTCCCAAAGAACGTGATGTTGGTGCGGATGTTCTTGACGAGGTCGTCGTGAGTGACGATCTGTTCTGCGAGCCAGTCGAACTCGCCACTTGCGTCCATCCCTGTGGAACGCATGTTGTTGAAAGACTCAACTGCTGGGATGAAGCCCAGGCTGTTCGTCAGCGTGCGGGTCTTGTTCTGAGAGAACGCCAGGCTCTGTGCGCTGGCATCAAATGAAGGCTTTTCAGTGGTGATGGTCTCCTTGATCTCATCACGCCTGACCCGAAGCTTCACGTACCGATCAGACCCGCCCTGGAGAGTCGAGGTAGCTGCAGGAGCGTTGATGGTGTCGCGGACAGTAAACGAATAGATCAGCTCGATCTCCTCGAGCTCGCCCATTGCGTCGTAGTAAGCACGGTAGTTATCCGCGCTGAACCACATAATCCGATACGTGTCGCGGATTGGCCTGAAATAAAACAAACCCTTCCCGTCAATCAGGAAGTCATCGACGACTCCTTCAAGGCGCGTATCAATCTCGTTCTCTTCAATCAGCCCTGACAGGAATTGCTTCCTGAAGCCATAAGTATCCTGCGCCGGATAAAACTCAAGGCCTTGACGCAGCATGAACAGTTTCATCTGTGAAAGATGACTGTTCACGATCATCGTGTCAGTGCCTGATCCACCGTCCCGCTTTCTGGCCGCTTCGAGAATGCGGCGGAAACGGTCCTGAGTTCCCTGGGTCATAGTTCTATGTTAGTTCCACTCAATGTGTGCTTTACCTCTGCGCATAAGCCCTTGCACCACGATATTCAATGAGTCAGCACAGTCATCGTGTGGTGAGTGTCCGAAATTGACGATTTCGTCCACCATGCAGCTGAAGTCTCTGTATTTGTTGAATAAGATTTTTTTATGCTCAAACAGACCCATAATTCCTCTCAGTCTGGCGAGCTTGTCGCCACGGAACCCCTTCACCGGGCTAATGGAGAGGTTGTAGAGCTGCCATTCATTAAAGAGAATCCGCTTGAGGTCGCCCTCAAAAGATTTCTGATAGGCGACCACCTCTGGCCAAATGGTGACGGGTGACTGGCTCCTGAAGTACTGGCCTTCGTCATTCACTTCAAGCAAGTTCCATTCGACCAGGAGTTCGCACAAAGCCTCGATCTTGTCGAGGTTGCCCATCGACCTCATGCGTCGGTAGTCAATGACGTAGACCTTGTCGCCCACCCGACCAGCCAGGGTGAACACGGTCCAGTCGTTTCTCTCGCTCATGCCAGCAGAGAGATCAATGCCTACCCCGATGGTGTCGTAGTCATCAGGGACCTCAGCCTTGACAAACAGCTCAGGAGATATACCTAGTTCGGTAGATCGCACTGGCTGGTTGAGGTATTGGTAGCTGAACGCCACCCGATCATCCGCCTGAAGCTTGAGTAGGTACTTAGCTCCCCACATCTCAGGCCAATAGCTCTTGGGCCGGCCGTCGTCGTCGTAGCTAAGAGCTGACTGGGTAATGCACTTCCACCCCTTCTTCTCAGTGAAGATCGTGGCAAACAGATCGTCGAAGTGAAACCTGGTGCCCAGGGCAATTGCTCGAGCGCCCTGGAACATGGTCGGAACAATCACGTTCGTCCAGTTCGTCTCCATCTCCCGGCGAATATCCGGGTTGGCGATACTGGCCGCGCTCTTAATCGCGTCATCAACGACGATCAGCGACGAGCGTTTCGACGTGATCGTCCCCTTAAGACCTGCGCAGGCAACCGTAAAAGCATCCTCACCCCTAATATCCACCTCCGCAAAATCCCAATCAATCGACCAGAGTTCGTCCGACGTACGCATCTTGGATAGTCGTACGCACGGAAATATCTCCTGATATTCCTTCGAGCAGATGAGGTTCTTAATCGCCGCGCTCTTGTTGCGCGCAACGTCGACGTTGTACGAGACATAAAGGATCCTCAGAAGCTTCTTAGCGAGCGCGTGGCGGCCGATAAGCCACCCGAGCAATAAACCCAGCACGGTGGACTTGGCGCTCCCTCTGGGGCTCAGGAGGCAGGTATTAGGGCCTGCAATGTCCAGCAGGTGCTCGTTGCTTTGACCCGTAAGAAAAACCTTATGCCAATCCCTCATATGACGGGCTGGCTTCTTGCCCATCAGCTCACAGAAGTAGGCAAAGCTGTCACGCGCTTTGATGACGTGAGGCGGAAGCTCTACCTCGATCTGCTTCTTGACGATCGCCTTGGCTGCGGCCTTTGCAGACCGCATCTTGGCTTGTGAGATTGAGCTGCCTGCCATGGCGGGAATGTATCCAGTTTCGAGTGATTGGCGCCCCCTAGAACAGAGGCAAAATCAGTGCCGGAAATTTTTACTTAGGCCAAGCCCAGATAACGCCTAACGGCTGCAAGGACAGCAGGGTCGCCAAGATTCCTGACAGGGATCCCAATATCGCCAGCCATTCGCAGGGCTTGGCCAGTGCCACCAGTCACGGCACCGCCAGGCGTGTAGGCAACGACCAGATCAGCTGGGGCATCAAGCCGTGGCCCCAGTACCTGCATCGCGTTTCTTGCCATGAGGTTCCTAGCGAACGGGGACAAACGCTCCGGGGCTGGGTGATACCTGGCGACAGTCTCTAGAGCTTGTTGCCAACCCTGCTGCCTGGTGCTGTCATACACGCCAGGCATTCCAGCTGATCGCTGATTGAATCTCTGGCCAGGCAGGTATATCGCTTTATTGGAAGGATTGACTACTCCTGCCTCAAACGCGCTATCAGCCCCTGCGGCCCCACCACTCCTTAATTTCCAGTCTTCGCCCTCCATCCTCGAGGCCAGGGCTTTCATTATTTCCAGCACCCCGGGTGGAGTAGCTCTTGCTCCAATCCCTGCGTAAACCCTGCTCATCACTTCTCGTCGCAGATATCAGCCCAGATGGATTCGAAGGCCAGCTCCAGGGCAGGGAGCACCTCGTCCGAGTTCTTGAAGATGGTGCGCAGGTCACGCATCACCTTGTCGGCCCCGGCCATGATCAATCCACGGCGGTCATGCCCCTTAGTCAGCTTGTCGACTTCGACTACATGACCACGCAACTCCTTGCTCAAATGGGCAACTCGAGTTGCCGCTGCATCCGCCTTGATGAGGTCGGCCTGGACCTGCTGCCTGAGGAAGTCGATGTCCCCCTCGAGCTTGACGATCTCGGCGAGCATGATCTCCCGCCGATTGAGCTTGGGATAGGTCTGATTGATCCATTTCTCCAGAGCAGCAAAGCTGCCCTCGTATCCGAGTACGCCCGCGTAGAGCCAAATTTCGTATACCGAGTAGGTGTTCTCGGCATACGCCATAAAACCCTCGCGATGCGCATCGTCCAGGGCTGTCAGAAAGTCCTGGATTTGAGGGTTAATTGTTTTGGGCATTAGCCGAAGAAACGGGCTCCCAGTGAACGAATGGCCCCTCGGGCATCAGCACGCATGTTGCGCTCCTCGCTGTAGCGCTTGCCGATGTTCTTGCGCTCCTCCTGGCCAGCGGTCTGGATACCCAGGCGCTGCTCGCGACCTCGAGCACCAATGTTCAAACGCTCCTGCTGACCAGCGGTCTGCAGTCCTAAGCGTTGCTCAACACCTCTCGCGCCAATGTTCAGACGCTCCTGCGTGCCGAGAGCACCGATATTCATCCGCTCTTGCTTGCCTTGCTCTCGGTATCCAGCTCGCTGCTGACGACCCGTTTCGCGAATGCCCAGGCGCTGTTGCATGCCTTGAGCGCCGATGAGCTGCTGAGTGATGCGGCCTTCGGCACCCATCAGCTTGAGCTGGTTACCTGTTTTCAGGTTCTCCATTCCCTGATTCAGCTGAGCCAGGTGAGCGCTCATCGCCTTGTTGTAACCCAGGCTCAGGCCGCCCATCATCATGGTGCGACCAGCGTCAGCGAACGTGCCGCTGACAAAGCCTGTAAGTGACTCGTTGTCCTTGTACTTATTACCCATCTCGGTCAGCAAAGACGCGCCTTGCGCGTACATATTGCCGCCGGAAGTATGTGCAGTACTTGCGTAAGAAGACATCGGTATCAGCTAAAGAGAATGGCGGCCCCGCCAAGAATGTTTTTGATCAGACCCAGGGTCTGACCACGCTGAAGAAGCGAGCGATCTTTATCGCGTGCATCAAAGCTTTTATTCATATATGTGTTGTAATCAGCGCTATTCATCTGCCGTGCATCTTTCTTGTCGTCGAAGCTGGCCCCGAGAATTCGCAGTGAATTGTCAGTCAGCGCACCAACGTCCGATGCGTAGCGCTCCTGGCCAATCTGATTTATATCTTTTGTGCCTTGGACCTTGAGGTCCTGATACTGCCTCTCAATAGGCAGCATTCGGGTGGCAGTATCGACCTCGCGATCAAGCACCTCCCTGGGGGCCATTGCTGAAGCCTCGAGGATCTTGGTGGCCTCATCATCCGCAGCTTTATAGCGCTCTCCAAAAGCCTTCAAGGCTTCTACGCCGCCTTCAGTCTCCAGCAACTGACTAAATAACGTATTGAGGTCGGCCATGTCTAATTACTTTTGAGTTTGCTTTTGAGGCTGCACTTTCTTCAGCAGCATGTCGAACAAATCGTTCGAAGCCTTTGCTGGTTCTACTTTAACGACTGGGACAGTTGTATTCGTCTGATTGCTTTGAGTAGCAGTCCCTCCTGCACGGCGAGAAGGCACACTTGTTACAGCGTCGATCAGGCCCCCGATATTCTTATCGGGATCTAAAACGCCTTGGTCATTAGCCATAGCATTTCGCACGCTCTGCTCGAATGACAGCTGAGTGATGCGCTCGTCCCTCGGATCTCGGAGCGGGGACAATGCCAGCCCTGCGTTTGCATCACCGCCCATCAACATCTTGATCAGGGCGTCTTGCTTGCGGTTCTTTTGCTCAGTCTCCAAAACTTCTCTGTTGTAGTCCAGAGTCATCTTGTTACGCAAGCCAGCTCCATACTGAGCAAGTGCATCTCTTGCGATTGCAGCTTCGGTCAGAAACTTCTTGTATGGCAGCTCAGTCAGCGTTTTCGTGGCGAAATCGCTTTTTACGTCCTGAAAATCGATATTGGCCTGCAACCTCTGCAGTGGTACACCAGAGGTATTAGCGCTGGCTACTGCAGCATTGAAGGAAGGAAGAGCAAAAGCCATTAGAGAAGATTCTGCATTGCAATAGCGAGCGCGTCAGACGCGGACTGCTCACGATTCAACCGAGACTGATTGAGAGAGTTTGCGTAGTTGTAATCAGATGCCATCGCATAGTTCTGCTTGGCAACATTGATGGCACGGGCATCCTCCATCTTCGCCAGGGTGTTCATCACTGGACCCAGTGCTTCCATCCGCTCAGAGAGCAACTGGGTATCCAAGCGGAAGTTGCGCGCCTTCTTTTTCTCAGGGCTGTCTCTTGTGATGACGTCATAGACACCGCCAGCTAGGCCAGCACCTGCCTTGCCTACGTTGTCTTGGACTTGAAGCAGGGCGCCAAGTGTCGGGACGACGGCCATCCCGAGGGGGCCTCCCACCATGAAGCCCAGTCCAGCAAGAGCAGCGGTTGTACCCATATCTCCCAGCATCCTGCCGCCTGCCTGGCTCAAGTTCCTTCCTGCACTATCACCGTCATCTTTGAGCTCCTGGCCGGCCGCCATGGCGGAGCCCAGAAGACTCAATCCGGCCAAAGGAACACCGACCTTGCCAGCACGAGTAAGGGTTTGGAGGATCTTGGGACCTCCAGCCATCCTCTTTCCGTCGAGGAACTGATTGAACTTGGCTTGAGCACCCTGAAATAACCCCGGATCGTTTCCGCCAGCCATTCGAGCTCCCCCGTAAGAGATGCCTGCATTGATGGCAGCGTCTTGCACAGTCCCGTAGGGCACAATCGCCGTATTTCTAGGATCTCGAGCCACTACAAGGGGTTCCTGTCTTTATGCACATTCTATAAATATCAATCCTCCATATAACTAAACTTTTCCGGCTCTACCCAAGGCACTTTTTCAACATTGGATTCAATCTCAAATCCAAGCTTTGGGCAGTAAACAAGCTTCTCTCCTGACTCACGATCTAAGCAAGCAGTGCACGCATGCACATAGTCAGCGTTACACCTTTGCCGGGGTCGCTCAGACCATTCCCCGTCAACCTTCACATATCGAGCTTTGTCATAAGGAACATCGTTTTCTTCAATGTATTGCCAGACATCTTCATGGGTCCAGTCCCTCAACGGAAAGAAAAGACTCATGTGCTCGGGCATCATTCGCCCCTCGACACGCGTACCAGCATCACCACCTAAAACCCTGTCGGTGTCGCATCGCTTATGGCCAACCCATGCGGCATCGCACTTACTGACGACAAGCTTGCTTTGCTTGGGGCGATCGAGCATGTCGACTGCGCACGCCCAGGGATAGCCTTCCTCAGGAGGCACAATCCCTGAAGGGCATGTCAGATAGCTGTCATTCAGCTGATACCAGTTCTGCACTTCGAATTCGTCGCCAGTCTGCTGCATCGCTGATCGGAATGGGTGCCAGGTCCACACCATCAGCTCCCATTCGCGAATTACATAATCCTGAAATGCATACTTGTGCGGCTGCCAGGGCTCTCGGTAAAAGATGACCGGGAGCTCGTAGCCACACTCACGCATCAGGTGCAGCAGGACCATGCTGTCCTTGCCGCCAGACCAGCACACCGCACTATGCGGATAGTGGTACATGCCTGATTCGATAATCTCTATCGATTTCAGATATTTGTCTCTCACGGCGATAGCGCTTTCGCCGAATGTACCGAGTTAGATCAGGGCGCCCACGGCTGCTGCACCAACACTTCCGACTGCGCCAATAATCGAGTTTGTTCTGCCTGCAGAGCGATTCTTAGAGCCCTGCTCGGCTTGCATCTCACGTTGCGCTTGGCCGATCTTGTAGTTGGTCATATTGTTCAACGCATTGGTAGCCAATGCCATCTCCATCTCTTGATCAGCGACGGAGGCCCCAACCAGTGACTGCAAGCCAGTGCTGCTTGGGGAGAAATCATTGCCAACCAAGCCATAACCAATACCAGCGCCGGCACCGATTCCCTGGCCAAATTTTTTGCCATAGCTCTTAGCGTTCTCGGCAGAGAAATTCTGATAAGGATTCAAAGGATCCTTACCTTCTCCTAGACCCGAGGACTGCGCATAAAACGCAACAGGATCTAACTGAAAGCCCATTGTTAATTACCAGCCTGGTGTATTGATACTGTAATTGCCGTAGGGGTTCTGCCCCTGGAAAGGATCACTCTGCCAGCTGAAACCGCTGTCATACATCCCCTGCACGGCCTGACTGCCCTGGGACCAACTTTCCGGTGAAGTGATCTGACCCATGGTCGCCGGTGTACTTTCAGCGGCATAGTTCGGGAGCTGCGGAGTCTGCATGTTCTTAATACCCGCCGAAATTCCAGCGCCTGCAACATTGCCAATTGCACCAAAGATTGCATTTGTCCTGGCAGCACTGCGATTCCTGCTTCCCTCACGCTCGGCTAGCTCAATCCCCTCGAGAGCGCTTTTGTATTTGGTGAGGTTATTTAGAGCGCTTCCAGCCATACGCAGCTCTGAGGCTTGCTGCTTTTTAGGAAGGGCGCCGAAAAAACCGGCGCCTTGTGTCGAAGCGATCTTATTAAATTCACGTCCTGCGTTAAACATCAGCTATCGCTCTCCTCGTATTGCGGGGCTTTACCTTTAAGCGCCCGCCTCATGGATTCTAAAACGTATCCAGAAAGCGCTGCTCCGGTTGTATATGCAGAGGTATTCGCAATAACAGACTTTGCGACTTGATTTTCGTTATCCGATTGCACCTTGCGATATTCATTCAAGGCATCTTTTACTTTGCTATCAAGATCAGCTGTTGGATCTTTTGCGTCATCCCTGAGCTTGTCATACGCGGCAAGCTTTTCTTTCTCAAGGTTGTAACCCTGGTTTTCCTGAACCTTCTGAATACCGCGTTTGATGCCACGCCTTGCTCCGACTACTGCCGCTGCCATTGGGACGAGACCAGTGGCAAGCGGAATGGACTTACCCATAAAGGTCACTTCCGGTCCCTGGATGCCATCGACCGTCGCCTTAATCGGCGATTTGCCTGAGAACAGATAGTTCTTATAGGCGTTGTATTCCTGACGACTCACGTCAGGCCGTTCCTGGACGAACTCGTCGTAGGGCAGCAATGATCCAGAGCGGCCTAAGAAGTAACGGTTAGCAAGCTCGCCAACGGGATTTGCAGTCTCAGTCGGATTGTTGGGATCAGGCAAAGTCGCCTTGTAGCCGGGTTGTCGCGTGAAGTTGCCAATACCCATTGATGTCGCGATCCAGGCCGGAGCTGCTGCCGCCATGCGCAGGTTCCGGTTTCGGATCAGCGATTCCCGCTCGTGCAGACCTGACAGGCCAACGTTGTTCTTGGCGGCTTCGCGCATGCCCTGGAACATGGCGACCTGTGCCACAGCTTGCGGTGCGTTCAGGAACCACCAGATGTTCCGCATACCATCGCTCGCCAAGTCAGCGCCGATGACGCCAGCAGCCTGGGCGGCCTTTGCTCGGTAGTTACCGGGGCCAAGATCGACCTCGCCGCCACCTGGGGCAGCTACACGACCAATTTCGATCGTGGAACGACGTAGATCGACGTCATCAGCGCGAGCCTCTCGAAACTCCTCCAGCTCGTCAGGACGCATGCCGCCGAGCTCGATGTTTCCGACCTTGCGCTTCAGCTCTTCCGGCAGCACGCCCGCAATGAGGCGCCCAATCTCTGTGTCACTGACCCTGTTAGGAAGGATCTGCTTCAGGGCCGAAGCAAGCGGAGAGCTCGAGGCCATCTCCGCAACGGGAGACGACTCCAGCTGCAGATTGGGGTTTTTGCTACGGATATACCCCTCATAGGCACGGCCCGAAGACTTGAAGGCCTGTTGGGCGATATTGCCGAGATCTGACCACGAAGGATCATCAAGCGGAAGTGCCATTAGCTCAACGCCCTCCCGCCAGTAATGCCAGCACCGAGTAGCAGTGAGATCAACTCCTGCTGTGCCTGCTCAGCGGTCATTTCCTGGTCACTTGCATTTAGCAGCGATTCACGTTGCTGTGCAGGGAGGCTTGGTGCCTGCTGCTGCAAGGCACGCTCCATAACCCCTGAATACATGGGACGCGGAGCGAACATGTTCACTGGGGCGCCAACCATGACGTCGCCCAGTGTTGCTGCTGTGGCCTTGGCTTCAGGCGTAAGCGCTTTACCGGCAAAACGCAGCTTGTTAGCAACACCGCCACCTGCGACCTGGCCAAGCACTGAAGCGACCAAGCCAATACCTAGATCTTCTGCGGCGATACCCAGGCGGTCAGCTCCGGTTGCCCCTGGGGGAGCCATTGTTGACGCCAGTCCTGAATAAAGCAGGTCAGGTGCATAACGGGCGGCCAGTTGCCCATAAGCAGGCTTACCCGCCGCAGTCATCGGAACAAGGATGTCCTTCAGACCTTTAAGGGCAGGGCCAGCGAATTGCAATAATCCAGCAGCCATAACTACGCAGTCTCCTCGGGTGGCATTGCGCCAGGGCCAGGGCCAGCTGGTGCCAGGCCGAATGGACCGCTAGCCCACTTCATCGCGAACTCCTTGAGAGAGTTCTGCGCTTCAAACAATTCCGGATTATTAGCAATAGAGCCGAACTCGCCCCTAAGACCACCAATCAACTGCTCGCCCCTCTCGCCAGCAAAACGAGCGTTGAACCTCGGAGACGCATGTTTTTGCGTGCTTCCGTGCTCATAACCAAAAGAACCAGCGCTGGTTTCTTCTTTATCGTTTTTGCTCTGAATAGCCATATCGAACGTCCGTGCCAGCGCTGCTGGTCCGGCGTCCATGATCTTGTAACCCGGCGTCCGGTCTCGCCAGGTTGTCCAAGAACTTACAGCCACTCTTATTAGACGCTATTTCTTAAATGTTAGCTATTAGGCAATTTATCTTTGTAAGCCTCATAGCCTGCATTACGCTCTGCATTTCTGAGTATTTGCAAAAGCTCAGCGGGGTCTTCACCGGGCTCCATATTCCTAGTCATAAGTGGCTCATGAATATCGCCCAGCAGGAATATCACGCGGTCTGACAACTGGCCGGACTTGATCAATTGGTTGACCTGACGTCCATCAATAACCCCATCAACCATCAATTTTTGAAGGCCATTAATCATCTTGCGGTCTTCAGGGCTCTCTCCCTCCCAACCGCCACCGGTGTCAGGGGTTCGCGTCGATTTGACAGCTTTTGCCGCCAAGGTGCCGGTGCCAACCCCCGCAAGGATCGGAAGTACCCACTCACCGGCGAATCTTCCTATCTGGCTCATTTCTCAGATTTTTTCTTGGCCTTGTTCTTGAAGTGCTCGAGAAGCTCAGCTGGCATCTTGCCGTCTTTGCTCTTCTTTGATTCGCCTTTCTTGTGAGCCTTGGCCTTTTCTTTGGCGGATTCTTTGCTGTGATTCATCGCGAAAACATCTTGTTGCGGAAACGAGCCAAAAGCTCAATGGCAGCATTTCTGCTGGGCTCAGAAGCCCCTTCAGCCAGGCCACGCATTACATTCTGGCGTGCTTGCAAAGGCAAAGCGTTAACAATCTGCTGCTGCTCGTCAACACTTCCCTTGCTTGCAGGTGCATTCATTGCAGTTCCAGTGTCAGCCGCTGATTGTTCGCGAGCCTGACCCAACAATGCAAGCCGCTCATCAAACGCTTGTTGGATGCGGTCGGCTGACGCATTTTGACGGATGAACTCTGCCATGTTTGCTCGTTGCCGCATTCCAGAGGCTGCATCCACAGGTTGCATACCTGTTTCGCGATAGATAGTCAGTGGGTCAGGTATGTCAGTTTCCGGCTGGCTAGTAGCGCGAGCGATTCCAGCTACGGCAGGGTTCTGGTATTTCGCACGTAATGCAGCCACATCAGCGCCGGAGAAGCTACGTTCTCGCCCAAGCACCACGTTTGGGTCGAAGCCAGTCTCCACAGGGCCTGACATTGCGACCGCATTTCGAGGGCCAGCAGGCACAGCCCTTGCACGCTCGATGCTGAAGCCGGAATTACCCCCTCTGCGCTCTACGACATCTTCACCAGTGCTGTCGTAATCAGAATCCACGTACTCAGGCATCGCCATTTCAGCGATTTCTGCGGCTACATCAGTGATTCCAGGCGCAGGCTCGAAAGCAGGGGCGAAAGCTTGGATGTCAACCTCACGTCCCATCCGCTCAGCGCGGACCAGGGCGATACCAGTCTCGAGATTCGTAGCCGCACGCGCCAAAGCAGCCGCTTTTTCGGGGATTGTGGTGCGTTCTGCAGCCATTTTCAGCGTCATGATCCGACGTTCAATGTCTGGATCGTTCGCTTCAAGCGATCTGAAGGCATTGACTACGGTCGGCTTGTCCATAAAGGAGCCGTATTGCAGTTCCTCAAGCAATTCGTTGAACGGCATGCCATATTTTTGGGACATTTCGTTCACTTTTTTGCCGACTCTTGGGGGCCGCCCCTCGTAATTTCTGCGCAAACCACCGATTTTGGGCTCAAGGTCGCTGTCATCCAGGAACGGAACTAACCCTGTTTCGTTTAATACACGCGCATTACGAACAGCTAGGTCGGTTCGAGCTGGATACAAGGACGCTGGATAACGTGACTGAGGATCTCGCTCGATTAGAGGCTTTTTTCTGTACCTCTTGTCCTCGGCGATACCACTTTGGAACTTGGGATCGATACTTATCAGCTCTGAACGAATGGCGTCATAGTCGCGGTTGGCAGGATTTCCAACACGGAAGAGCCCATCTTCAGCAAGCTCCTTCGGCGCATACACGTCACGAGTAATAAGCTCGCCAGTATTTTTGTCTACGCCATCAATGAGGTAGCCAAAGAGCGTTCCCTGGCCCTTCTGACGAACAAATCTGCCTTCTTCCGCCAGCCGCTCGAGTGTAGTGATATTTGTCAGCGGAGTTTTGTACTCTCCTCGCAGTCTCTTGACCTCTTCGGCCAGGGATGGGGCTTCTTCGTAGCTCTCTTTGTTGGAATAAACCGTCTTAGCGCTTCGCACCTGGCCATCTCTGCCGCGCACGGGGATTTGAACGCCGCCGTATGCATTCACCTCTGGAGTATGCGTGTCTTTAATTCTCTGCCCCAGCCTGAATTGAGACTCTGGATCTACTCCCTCTTTACGCAGTACTTTCTTGGACTCCGGCCGCACATCTCGATCACGAGGTAAGCCGTACCTGGCCATGTTCTGGACACTTTCAGCCAGATCCCTGTCATCCAGACTCATCCGCTGGGGATAAAGGGATGCCGGCGCCTCAGCTTCGCGGTCACGCTCAGCCAAAGCGGTCAACAGTTCTGCCGCAAGTTGTTCATTTGTCGTTCCAGGCACGATTGGCCGGGGACCCGTCCTCCTCCGAGGATCATTTGGGTCACCGATGTTGCGAAAACCACCAATTCCGCTAATTGCGCCTTCCATCTAAAGACAAATCTTGCATCCCGCAAGACAAGTCTATCGACGATAAATATGCGGCCTCGCGGGGTATTTAGCCCTTTATTTCTTGCGAAATTTTTGAGCACATACAAATAGGGAAAAAAACACGTTTAAAAATAGGGAAAAATTTCCACCGGAAACTAAAGTTGGACAGCAGCAGCCCCCGCGGGAAAGTTCTGATTTTTGTTGCGCCGCGCGGTATACATCAAACACCCCTCGCACCTTCCGATACCGGTCAAACAAAAAAAAGATTGGCTCGGGGTTTACCTGAGTAGACGCGTCCGCTCAGCGAGCGCGATTCGCTACGCGAAATCGCCGAGCTCGCGTTTCGCTGGGGAACATCAGTACGCGCAACGAGAGTAAGCAGCAGCAGCGCGACAGCGAACGCGCTCCGCTACGCGACGCGCACTGTTCGCTCGTGTCGCTGAGATACCTGAGTACGCGCGCGACTGCGCGCCCCGCTCCGCGTTACATAAGTACGCGCCCACCGTTACCGCTGTACCCCCACGTATCTATTAGCCCCGCTTATACCCCTGCGTCTCCAACAGTTACCCAGCACGCGAGCGCGAGCGCGATCCGTTCCGCGCACCCCCCGCGCTTACGCGTCACGCGGCGGCCAAACCACTTGATGTCTGTAATTCAACACGGATTCGCACCCAGATGGGGTGCTCAATTTCACCCTCCTCGCCCTCGCTTCGCTCGTTGCTCGTGAGCTCACCTCAGTACCCCTGCGCCTACCACGCCCACCGAACACACCGGTTCCCGGGTGTCCAATAACAACAGTGCATTCATGTTGGCTCCTTCGATCTACAAATGTGCAGCGAACATCGCCAACCTCGGCGACTGGGACCACACCGAAGATTTCTTTCCGCTCGGCATAGATATCTACGGCTGCGGTGTCATGGGTGTCCGCTACTGGGCAGATGACTGGCTCGGCCAGGCATACCTCGAAGAGGACAATGTCCTGTACGGACCTGAAGCGCCACTACCAGGCGACGAGGATCCTGACGAGCTCCCCTTCTAAACCTCAAGGCCCTGGCGAAAGCTGGGGCTTTTTTTATGTCCACTTACAACAGTGCATTCAATGTCTGACCTTCGCAAAGCTTGCCGCCGTGGCTGGATGATTGGTGGCTTCGTTGGAACCACCTTCTCCTGTGTGTTCTACGGAGGCATCGGTTTCTTCCTCTTCGGCACAGCTGGTCTGCACGGGGGACTTGCAATCGCAATATCGATGGCTGCTGTCAGCCTCCTGTATTTCGAGCGCAAGTTCAACAAGCACGGCGGAATAGTCGAGGCCCTAGAGACCTGGGGCATGTGAGATCTCGAGGCCCTGGCGAAAGCTGGGGCTTCGTTTTTTTCTTTAAAGACATTGACTCGCTTCGCTCGAGCAGGCCTCGGCCAGGCGCTCACTTCGTTCGCTTTGTCCTCGGTATCAACAGCCGGGGGCTTCGCCCCAACAGCCGGGACCGACAGACGGCCTGTTTCCCTCTGCCTCACCTTCGGGTGGGGCTTTTTTATTGCCCTAATTCAACGGTGCATTTCACATGTCTACTGAGATCCACAACCTCTTCAAGTACGACACCTTCTGGGATCCAAACCAGCTCGAGCTAATCCCGGTCGGCCCGCCAAGTCCTACGCAAGTGGTGACCTTCAAGATCCTGACTGGCACAGGCGTCGACTGGGATAACAATCCCCTTCCTAACTGGGACGATGCCTACATCACATGGACTGGCGAGGACGGCCTACCAATAGCCGACTTGGAGGATGCCAACTGCTGCGACGCAGATCGTTCGTCAGCACGAGACATCTACCAAGAGCTCAAGGCCCTGGGCTACCAGCGTCACCTCCTTGGATCCCACTAGTGGCGCTAGCCCGAACATCCCCTGCCTAGCCCAGCTAGGTGGGGGTTTTTTAGTGCCTCAATACAACAGTGCATTGGGGCTTGTTCACTTCGCTTTCAAGTTCATGGATTGCATCGCTGACACCTTCTTCGATGATCTGCTCGCCGAGGACAACTGCTTCGACTCAGGGCAGTTCCTCCAAAATCTCTGGATTCAATACCAGGGATGCCGAGGCGACGCCACCCAGGAAAACATCCTGTCGGGACAAATACGTGACGCCCAGCGGCACTTCGGTATCTGCTGACTCATCACTCTCCTCTGCCTCACCTTCGGGTGGGGCTTTTTTATTGCCCCAATACAACAGTGCGTTGGGGTTGTTTCACTTCGCTAGTAAACACATGACTACCAAAGCTCAACTCGAAGCCCAAGTCACTGATCTTCAGGACCAACTGGCTGCTGCCCAAACAGCTAGCCAGCCTGCTGAGCTGACCGAGATCGAGAAGCGCAAGCAGCGCGCCAACAACACAACAGTTGTTCTGGTCCGACGCTGCTTCCCCGTCACAACCAGAGAAGGCGAGGTTGTCGAGGGTGGCTTCAAGCTGCCCGCCGTCCAATCCCTGGACATTAACTACGGCACCAAGGAGGAGCCCAACTGGAAGAAGCACCAAGTCCAAGAGACCTGGTTCGAAGTCTGGAACAACGGCACTCCGCTCGGTGACCAGCTCAACACGCTGATCCAATCCACCGAGTACGCCGTGCTCCGTCTCTACTGGGAGTTCACTTCCAAGCCTGAGAACGTCTACGTCACAGACGAAGTCAACGACAAAGGCGTGTCATACAAGAAGACCAACTTCCGGTATGCACCCAAGAAGCGTATCTTCGCCTTTGACACCCTGCATCAGGTGGACCTCGAGACCGAGGTTCAAGAAGAGATCGCCTTCTGACACACCAGCCCCTGCCCTCACCGGGTGGGGGCTTTTTTTATTGCACTGACCCAACAGTGCACAGACTTTTTATCAACTTGTTCACTTACCTAGCCTGAAATCATGACTATCTCTGCAAACGAAATGACCATGCTGGACACCATCCAGCCGACCGTCGACAAGATCAAGTCCGTCGACTATCGCAAGCACCTGTCAACATTCGCCCAGTACATCCTCATCCTTGCCGTTGCTATCGGCAAAGCAATTCGCTGGGCGATTCCGTACATCATCACAGGCCTCCGCTTCCTGGCAGACGGCCTCGAATATCTCATCGAAGGCAACATTCCACAACCTGAGCCCACCATCCAAACTCAACAAGGAGAAGATCCCATACCAGTGAGAAAACCAAAGGCTCAGGGATTTGCCTAACCCCACTGCCCCGCCGAAAGGTGGGGCTTTTTTAGTGCCTACTTACAACTGTCATGTCTCAAGTCCACATCATTCTCGTCGACGTCGACGAGTGCACATACGTTGATGGCGTCTACCAAAACATTGAAGACGCCGAAGCAGAACTCAACAACCCAGCCTATGGCGACTGGGGCGACGCAAGATTTCACGCCCGTTGGGCTGATGGCGGGCGCATCAAAACCTGCGAACTCAAATAACCCACTGCCCCGCCGAAAGGTGGGGCTTTTTATTGCACCACTTCAACGGTGCATTTCACTTCGCTAGTGACTTATGGACCACATCAAAGACCTGCTCGCTGAGGTCAACGACGAACTCATGATGAGCGACATGCTCGCAGGAGAAGCCGTCCTTGCCGAGCAGGCCTACTACCAACAGAAAGCCATGCAAGAGGAGATGCCAGCCCGCTTCGATCGGACCTGGCCTGATGCTCACCGCATCAAGAAAGTCTCCCGCTCTGGCTCTCCATACCACGTCGTCACCAAGTGACGCTTTGCCCTGCCGGTCTCGGCCGGCGGGGCTTTTTTATGCCCTCACAGTGCAAACCAATGACCGCCAAGCCACTACCCCCGATCAACACCCTTGAGGACGGCCGGCTCAGCATTGAACTCCCCAATGCTTGCTACGTCTTCGCCCCCGAATGTCTCAAGCTCGCCCAACGTATTCAGAAGAAATTCAAATGACCCACCCTAAAGGCAAGTTCATCTATACCTGGCCACAAGACGGATTCACCAGAGTCCTGCTCTGCCAGGTCACCGGCAAGTGGAACGACGTCTACGTCGAAGACACCTTGCACCCATCAGGGCGATTCATGCCCAGACACTACTTCGAGCACACCATCGAACAACTGACAGCCCAGTTCGGCGCTGTCTGCAGTAAACCCACCCGTAAAGTGAGGGCCAAATGACCGAACTCAAGTCACCCAAAGAGGCTCTAACCCTGGCCCTCTACCTGGCTCTTTCAGCTCCCAGCGAAGACAAAGCGCAGGAGCTTGGAGCAATGGCCGACTCCCTTGCTCAGGGACTGTCGGCCGAAGAAGTCGAGGCTTGCAAGGCAATCGCCTTGGCTCAGTTCACAGCCCGTAAGTGACTTCAGGCTGGTAACCGCCAGTCATCGAATACTCAGGCTCGCTGAACTCAGGAGCCATCTTGTTCATCTCCCCGGCCAGTGACCTCGGGATCAACTTGTCACGACGAAAGGCACGCCGCATCTCATCGAGATCGAAACGTCCCAACCCTTCTCGGATGTCAAGCCCGAGGTCCTCACCGGCCAGCCTCAGCTCAGCCATTCAACAGCTTCTCCAACGCTGCCTTGCCAACAATCTTCTCGCCCTGTTGGTAATAGAAGCAGTCGGTCTTTCCTGCTTCTTTCAAGGCACGGCAGATCTTCACCCACTTCTCCTTGTCCTCATCTACCTTCATCCCATCAAGGATGGTGTCGGCATTCTTCAAGTAATCCTCAGCCATCCTTTTGATCCTTGGTTTTCTCACATTTACGAAGCTGTTCCTCAACCAGCCGGTAATAAGAGCTGTCGGTCTTTTGACCTTCCTCCAGGGTGGACTTCACCTTGGAATACAGCTCGCATTCCCAGTCAGAAGGCTTACTCATGAAGGCAGAACGTTCTCACGTTCAGCATCAACGCTTTGCCCCTGAGTGAGGTAGTTCATCAGGTCGATCAGTGCGGCACCGCTAGCAGTGATCGCGCCCACCCCACCGGTCACAACCCCGGCCCGGGCAATGTCACCCTTGGTGCCCTGGTCAGCCAACGCCTCCATACCCTTGGCGCCCAGGTTCTGCATTGAACGCATAGGTGTCATGACATCAGAGTCAGCCAACACCTCGCCGTAATTACTACCCGCAACACGCGCATCCCGGCCCATCAGATTTTGAACATCGGCGGCGCGAACGTTGCGCATGTCCTCACGATTTAGAGGGCCAAAATTGCCGTACATGTAGTCAGCAACTGGTGTCTCGCCAGTGCCCATGCCTTCACGGTTCACACGCTCAGCACCCATAGCTGCTCGCTCACCTTGACTGCGAGCCATGATTTCTTTGACGCGATCTTCCCGTGAAGTCGCAGCCCCACGCTCCAGCTTCGATTGGCCTCTCTGAGCGCCAGCAATCATGCGGCGCTTGATTTCATCTCCAACTCTTTTAGCGAACACGATTTAGATGGGCACATGTTTTGCTCATTCTAAGTCGTGTTTTTTTAGTGCCCCAATTCAACAGTGCATTGGGGTTGTTTCACTTCGCTTCTTACTTTTTTCATGGCTGAATTCCGCCTCGGTCCCATCTCCATTCGTTACTACCAAGACGAAACCTTCAACAACATCGTTGGTGGCTTCAAGGGTAAGCACGGACTTGAGACTGCTGTCCAAGTCGGTGTCAAATCCCAACACCTGACCTACCTCCAGGGTGACGACAACCCTGAAGACACCCTCGTCTGCGGCACCTCAGGCAAGACCTACTTCGGCAAGAAAGGCCTCACGCCCGTCAGCGCCAAGCAGGTTTACGCCATCGAGATGGCCAAGCTCGCCGAGCAAGCGCAGATCGAGGCATCACGCAAGGTGCTGCTGACTCCTGGCGCCCAACAGCAAGGAGCCTTCCCGGTCGCCTGCTGATCTAACGCGGCCCCGGTATCAATTTGCATGCCGGGGCTTGCATTTCGCAACCATACCGCCAGGATATGCACGACACAGCACGCGCATGGATGCTCCTCTTCCGGCTTGCAGCCTCAGTTATCTCCGCAGCGCAGTGGATGAGCTCCATTCGCTGGCCGAGGAAGCCCAAGCCTGGCCCATCACGGTTGACCAAGGCCAAGTCCGCACGATCACCGCACTGCTCAATGAAGCAGAGCGCACGCTCGGGCGTTCGGTTCCTCCTCAACCACCCGTATGAAGGCCTTTATTCCCACGTCAATCTCATTGATCGGCGGACTGGCCTGTCACTTCTGTTTATTTGCAACTCCGTCCATGACACCAACCGACTCGTTAGAGCCGCTCTCACTGGAGAGAAGCTCCCGTATCTGCCAACAGCAGTCCTCGATCCGAATCACGTCCCCAAGAACATTCCCGACTCATGGGACTGACAAGCCAGTACCCGTCGACTTCGAGACCTTTTGGCATACGCCAATGAGGGAACGCGTCCTTAACCGCATGATCGGCATGGGCACCACTGCAGAAACGCTTCGAGCCTTTCTCATGACCAGAGACGAGGACTGGGCTTTCGAACTATTCCACTCTCGACGCACGTACAAGTGCTTGAGCCAGTACTTCGATGCGGCCTGACTTCTGGCTGGCCCAGGTGCAGACCGACCGGTACTCCCTCACGCCTTGCTCACCACTGGGCAAGCGGGAGTTCCCGGACATCCAGCTCGGCAGGAAACTCGGCGACTTCCTCATGCTCAGCCATGACGAAAGCCAGTTCCTGCTCGATGTCTGGGGCCTGCACTTCACGGTCAAGCAACTCGATCACAGATCAAGCGGCAGAACAGGCTCGAATGTCTACCCACCAGTAGTCGACACGAGACCAAAGCCAAACCTGTTTGCAGCAGACCCCAGTCCTGGGCGTTTGTTCACCAGTCACAGCGTCAAGCAACTCCACATTGCGACGTCCTACCGGTTTGCAAACAGCAAGCAACGCCGCTTCTCACTCAAAGCACATGCCCACCTGCTCCAACCCTTATGACTATTGAATCCACTGCTCCAACGCAGGCTCGCCACAAGCCAAGAGCACAGAAAAGATCAGCCAATAAACAACGACTGGCTCAAGTCCAGATCGTTAGTGATCCTGGCCGGTCAATCAAAGACTTTCCAGACAAAGACGGTGACTGGTGGTTCTTTCGAGTCGAACATCTCAACTCCGGTTGCCAGCAATGGACAATCAACTGCAGAGAATGGCAACGCTCTTGGGTTCTCCAACAGCAAGAGTGCAATGTGCAGCTCCAAGAAGGCTTTCACTTCAGCCGCATTAAAAGCGCCGTACAAGTTGAGAACGGCTGGGAAACCAGGCACGTCTTGGACGAACAATTCGCCTTGGACGAGCCCGAGCCCGAGCAAGACCCACCCATGACCTGGGCCAAGCCTGGCAACGAGGTGCCCGTCGTTCAAAACGAGAAACCCAAGGATCCGCCAAAAGCTCCGCCTGCTGACCCGGAAGTCATGCGTCGCATAGACACCTGGCTTCGAGTTCTTGCCGAGTGCGGCGTGGAACCATCCCACGACCGCATAGCTGAGACGGCTGCTGGTTTCTGCACGTCAGTCGAGATCAGCAAGGAACGCCGAGGTAACCGATGACCACACGCGTCAGCCGCAAGTTCGAGCAGCTCTGCAAGAGCTACGACAACTTTCTCCGCATCGAGGCAGGTGGCTCGCATGGTCGAGCCGTCTTCCTCGTGAACGGCAAAGAAGAGTCCGTGCCCGTGCCCTACGGCAGCAAGGTCAGTGACTGCAGCTACCGGAACATCCGCTCTCGGATCAAGGGCACAGCACTGGGGCGGCCCACCTGTATCCGCAACAAATCAAATGGAACCATCTCTTGATCCAGAGGGCTGTCCTGGCACTTCCGAGTGCTGGGAAAACTACCAAGCCCGATACAGAAGAGCCCAGCTTCGCCAAGACAACTGGGAAAACCTCGAAGACCTCTACACACAGGAAGAAATCGAATGCTCTGGCACAACGTCGAATGCACCGACTCACTCAACAGGAACCAGCACCACCAGCTGCAAGCCAAGGATGACGACCAGGCACTCAACCAGTTCCTCGACCTCAGGCAGGCTCAGCCTGCGTTGTACGGCGACTGGAAAATTGAGTGCATCACGCTCATCCAGATATGAAGGGGACGTCAACCAAGCCAAACGGTGTACTTGACGCCCCGATAACAGAGTTCAACCTCACGGATTGCACCTGTACCACTGCACCGCAACCAGGAAAGATTGCGAGTGATTACTTGTTCCCGATCAGGTGATCGCTGCAATAAGCCCAAGATCCAGCGCCGCATTGGTTGTAAGCAACTCCCCGATAAACACACTTCGCGGGATTTGAAATCGGCTCATACGCCAGGGCGACATCGCTCTGGTAATTGATACCCCGATACTTGCACTCTTTGCGCACGCTAAGCGATACCTCCCGCTCACCAACTTTCTTGGCGGCAGGGATCCACATCGTGAACATTGGACGTCCTCCAAACAGCAACACCCCCGTCGTCTGGTGTTGGTGGTTGCGGTCTTTCGACCCGACGATTTCCCTAATCCTATCCAAATTAATTGTATCCGTTGTAACACTATGACCATCACATCATGGAATTCAAGTTCACGCTCGAACGAACGGAATCCCCTGGCAAATTCGCTTTCGTCACTGTGGAAGACGCTGTCGACCTTGAGGATGCAGTTAATGCAATCCAGCAAGACTTCCCAGGATTCACAATCGAATCCTTCAGGAACGTCGACGTCCACGAATCAAGTCAAGCTTGATCGCTTTCGGAGAGTCTTCCCCAACAGAGTCGAGAAAGTCAGGGAGGCTTTACGCATCCTCGGTAACTGCTCCAGCAACAACTACGAGTGGAACGAACGCCAAGTCAAGCAATGCTTTGGCTTGCTCTTCCGCGAGTTCATCCACACTGCCGCGCTCTTCGGCATCACCGTCACCGCCCAGATCAACGGCACTGAAATCCGCACTATTGACTCATGAAGCGCAACAACAACGGTGGTAACGCCAGCAATGAACTGATGATCGCCGCCGGTCAGCAGTCGTTACTTGGCAAGCGACAGAACAACTCACGTCAGATCAAACGTGAGCGCGAGCAACAAGAACGTCGCTCCAACCGGACAAAGACAACTCAAGACAAGCGAGGTTTCGCATGAACCAAAATCCCTTCAACAAATACGGTCTTGCTTCTGCCACGCAATGGCAAGCCCTACGGGAACGCTTGTCGGAACCAAATGAGCAAGAGCAAGAAGAACAAGAGTATCTCGCTGAACTGATCGAGATTGAAATGGATCCAGAAGATCGACGACCCAAATCACGGAGACCTACTAAATGACATTCCCCGAAGAAGTGAATGCAGGAGCTCTCGTCTTCTGTAATCACTCCGGCGGCAAGGACAGTCAAGCGATGTATTTGCACCTCAGAGAGGTTGTTCCTACCGACCAGCTCATCATCATCCACGCAGACCTCGGCGAACTCGTCGAGTGGGGTGGAGTTAAGGACCACATCCGCGCCAACATCGATGGCCGCAAGCTCGAGATTGCCCATGCCTACTACAGGGATGGCAGCAACAAAGACTTGCTTGGCTACGTTCGCAAGCGTGGTATGTGGCCCAGCAACTCCAGCCGCTTCTGCACCAGTGACCTCAAGCGAGATCCCATCTCACGAGAGATCCGCCGGATCATGAAAGAACGCGGAGCTACCCGTGCCATCAATTGCATGGGACTCCGCGCCGAAGAGTCAGCCAACCGAGCCAAGGCCCTGCCCTGGAAACTCAATAGCAGGCTGACCAATAGCAAACGCACAGTTCATGACTGCAACCCGATCCTTCAGATGAAGGAGCACGAGGTTTACGCCGCAGTCGCTGCAGCTGGGCAAGAAGTTCACTGGGCCTACAAGGCAGGAATGAACAGACTCTCCTGTTCGTTCTGTGTCTTGGCAGGCAAAGACGACTTACGCACAGCAGCAAAACTCAGGCCCGATTTGCTTCAGACCTACCTGGACCTGGAGCAAGAGATCGGCCACACCTTCCAAAA